AGGCAGGAAAGGGTAAGACAACAGCCATTCAGGAAGCGGAGATTAAAAAAATCCAAAGCGCAAAAGGATACGCCTTCGTAATCAACGAGGACAACATGGACTTACTAGAAATTTATTTGAAGGAATATCATGAATGACTTAGAAAAAAGAGAGGCGCTTCAAAAAGCCAAGGAGATGTTCGATACGTTTGATGTGGATAATGAAAATCATTCGGCCATCATCATCCTGTACGACAAAGGTAAGCAACGCTTCAAGATGGTAACGGTTAACACATCAGCAGGACACGCCATCCTTATGCTTGCCAACGCACATGAATCTATCGTTCAAAGCATTGAATCAGAACTAGACCCAGACAGGACATTAAATTGAGTGCACCCTACGAAACCATACTGGTGATTGATTTTGAAACACGGTGGGATAGAAAAGAATACACGCTGTCAAAGATGACCACGGAGCAGTACGTCCGTGACCCAAGGTTCAAAGCGTTTGGTTGCTGTGTTAAAACCTTTGATGTTCCCGGCACGGTGTGGGTAACTCACGAAGATCTGCAGGACTTCTTCAACACAGTTGACTGGTCAACCACAGCAGTGCTGGCACACAACGCGCAGTTTGATATTGCGATCCTGTCGTGGGTGTACGGGTGTAAACCAGCGTTCATATTTGATTCGCTGTCGATGGCCCGTGCGCTGCGCGGCGTGGAAGCAGGCAACAGTCTGGCTCGCCTTGCTGATGAGTTTGGCCTGCCGCCTAAAGGTCAGGCGGTGCACAGCACGGATGGGCTGAGCGAACTGACAGAAGAGATCGAAGCTGAGTTGGCCGAGTACTGTAAGCACGATACGTTTCTGTGTGAAGAAGTATTCAAGCGTTTAATCACAGGATACCCCACCAAAGAACTGCGGCTGATTGATTTGACCCTGCGCATGTTCACCAACCCCGTATTAAAACTAGATAAGGAGATGTTAAATGAGGCCATTGTGGAAGAAAGAGTGGCTCGCAATGAGCTACTTAGACGCCTTGATGTCGAGGAATCCGAACTTGCATCAAATGATAAGTTTAGCGCGTTGCTACAACAACTTGGGGTTGATATTCCAAAAAAGATTAGTAAGACGACCGGCAAAGAAGCTCCTGCTCTGGCGAAAAATGATGCACACTTTCAGGCACTCCTTAACTCCGAACGTGAGGATATTTCGCAATTATGTGAAGCGCGGCTTGCCGTTAAGTCCACGCTTGAAAGAACGAGAGCGCAACGATTTCTGGACATCGCTACGCGTGGGACGTTACCGGTACCCCTTAACTATTACGGCGCACATACAGGGCGCTGGGCGGCGTCGAAGGGATCAGGACTAAATCTCCAGAACCTAAAGCGCGGATCGTTCCTACGCAAATCAATCTATGCACCGGATGGTTACACGCTCGTGGTCTGTGACCTATCGCAGATCGAACCGCGAGTGCTGGCTTGGCTGGCTGACTATGAGGAATTGCTGGCGATCTTCCGGGCCAAAGGCGATCCGTACGCACAGTTTGGTGCGCAGATGTTTGGCATCCCCGGCATGACCAAAGAAAGCCACCCTGATCTACGGCAGTCGGCTAAGTCTGCGCTACTGGGTTGTGGCTATGGGCTAGGGTGGGCTTCGTTTGCAGCGCAGTTGCTGACCGGCTTTCTGGGTGCGCCCCCGACACGGTATGACAAAGCGTTTGCCAAGCAGTTGGGTGTAACCAAAGAGTACTACCACAAGTTTATAAGCTACGAACCTTACATAAAACGGTTGGAAGACATCCCGCACACCTGCACATCCGGCGAGTTAGTTATCCATTCGGTAGCCGCCAAGATGATCATTGATAAATACCGCGATGCCGCACAGCCTGTGAAGAGCTACTGGGAACTCTGCGATGCTCTGATTAAGTCTAGTTTGATGGGCGGACGGGAGTACACCCACAAGTGCTTGACGTTTACGAAAGAGAAGATTATTCTTCCTAGTGGGTTAGCGTTAAGGTATCCCAAATTAACTGGCAAGCCTGATGAACAGGGCCGAATCCAGTGGGTGTATGGTGAAGATGAGAAGAAGTTGTACGGCGGGAAGCTGACTGAAAACATCGTTCAGGCGGTAGCTCGTTGCGTAATGACCGACGGTATGCTGCGGATACAGAAACGGTATCAGTGTGTGCTGACGGTGCATGATGAAGTGGTTGCGCTAGTACCTGAATCCGAAGCTGAAGAAGCGAAAGATTGGGTCTTAGCGCAGATGACTATGGAACCCAAGTACATGCCGGGGATTCCATTAGCCGCAGACATAGGGCATGCGAAGCGATACGGAGAGGCAAAATGAAAATACCAAAAAGACTTAGAGTTGGGCGGAGGTGGTACAGCGTGCAGTCAGTTAAGCACATGGATAAGAAAGGCATTATGGGTTGTACAAATTACAACGCAGGTGCAATTGTTATCGCCACTCATAGCAACGTGCGTAACGTTAGGTTCAAGCGTGAAGAAATATCTGACACGTTCTGGCACGAGTTGACCCACGCCATTCTGAAAGATATGGGCAGCAAGCTAGAGGCTGATGAAAAGTTTGTAACTAACTTTGCACACCGACTAAACAACGCAATCCTTTCAGCGAGGTTTGATTGAAAGTTAAATGGTCACATAGCTCACTCAAAGATTTTGAAGGGTGCGCACGGCGGTATCACGAAGTAAAAGTCCTGAAGAAGTATCCGTTTCAGGAGACTGAGCAAATCAAATACGGCAAAGAACTACACCTTGCCGCAGAGAACTATGTTCGTGATGGTACGCCTGTGCCAGAGCAGTTCGCGTTTATGGTTCCTGTACTGGAAGCGCTGATGTCTAAGCCGGGGCGTAAGCTGCCTGAGCATGAGATGGCGCTGACTGACAACCTGCGGCCCTGCGAGTTTAATTCATCCGATGTTTGGGTTCGTGGTATTGCTGACCTGTTGATCATAGATGATGACAACCTAACGGCTTGGGTCGTAGACTACAAGACCGGCAACAACAAGTATCCCGACACCGATCAGTTAGCGCTTATGTCTTTGATGGTTTTCGCTCACTTCCCACACATCAGGCAGGTTAACTCTGCGCTACTGTTTGTGGTGAAAGAAAGCATGGTCAAGTACAAAATGTCAGTTGATGAGGTTGCGGCGAACTGGCAGCGATACCGTGAGCGTGTTGCAAAATTAGCCGCATGCTTTGATCATAATGTTTGGAACCCAACGCAGACCCCGCTATGTAACTGGTGTCCTGTAAAGGGTTGTGAATTTAACCCACGCCATTAGGAGAACATCATGGCACGCAACTACCGCAAAGAATATGATGAGTACCACGGAAAGCCTGAGCAAGTTAAGAACCGCGCTGAGCGCGTGAAGGCCCGCCGTATGATGGAGAAAAAAGGTGCAGTATCTAAAGGCGATGGTAAAGATGTACATCACGTCAAACCACTACGCTCAGGCGGTAAATCAACTCTCACTAACTTGCGTGTACGTAGCGTGAAAGCAAATCGAGGCGACAAGTAATGGATGAACTACCACCACAACAGCTTGCTGATATGTGGTACTTGAAGTTTGGGCACGCGTGGATTTCGCGGAACAGTCTTAGTAGCGATTGGCGTTCGATTGTTAATACGCTAATGAAAGCCAATAAAGTTGACTATGTGTTGGTGGCTGGTAGCCCTACAGTATTCGAAGAAATATATAAGCTGAAGGAGAGTCATGCAAATCATTGAGAACAAGGCGCTGGTCCTGCGCACTAGAAATCCGGACAAATACAACATCATCCCCAAAAGTAAAGTACTTGGTGAAAGCAACGGGGTTTATGAAGTAGCTGTTAATTGGGGGTTGGATGAAGTACGCGTGCTCAGAAACCTTGGTGTTAAAGATGTTCCATCGCCCATCAAAGCGAGGTACGACTGGCCCGGACGGTACAGACCGATGGCGCACCAGATTGAAACGGCTGCGTTCCTTACGCTACATCGGCGGGCCTTTGTGTTTTCAGAGCCGGGCACGGGCAAGACTTTATCAGCGCTATGGGCTGCAGACTATTTGATGAAAACTAAGCAGGTGCGTCGATGCTTAGTCCTCTGCCCCATTTCGATCATGCACTCCGCTTGGATGGACGACTTGCAAAAAAGCATCATTCATCGCAGTGCGATTATTGCGCACCATCAGCAGGCTACACGCCGCATTGAGATGGTTCAGGGCGACTACGAATTTGTTATAACCAACTACGACGGTCTGAATCTTATTGCCGATGAGGTCATAAACGACGGGCGTTTTGATTTGGTCATCGCAGACGAAGCCAACGCATATAAAAATGTCACCACTAAAAGGTGGAAGGCTCTTCACAAAATCATTCAGCCTAATACGTTGCTATGGATGATGACCGGTACACCGGCATCGCAGTCTCCTCTAGATGCGTACGGACTAGCCAAACTGGTTAACCCTGCCGGTGTGCCACGATTCTACACCGCATGGCGGGACTCCACGATGAACAAAGTCAGTATGTTTAAGTGGCTACCCAAAGTCGATGCGCAGGACAAGATACACGCTGCACTGCAACCCGCCATTCGCTACACCAAGGCTCAGTGTTTGGATCTGCCGCCGGTTATTACAGAGACCCGCGAAGTGCCGTTGACCCCGCAGCAAAAGAAGTACTACGCCATGCTTCGGGAACAGATGCTGGTGCGGGCAGCAGGGGAAACCATTACGGCAGTTAATGCCGCCGCAGAGGTCAACAAACTACTTCAGATCAGTGCAGGCGCGGCTTACACAGACAACGCCGAGGTCGTAGAGTTTGATTGCAGCCCCCGCCTAAACGTGCTGATGGAAGCGTTGGAAGAAACTGATCGGAAGGTTTTGGTGTTTGCACCATATCGGCACAGCATCGACACCATCACGATGCATCTTGTACAGAACAACATCGCTTGTGAACAGATACACGGTGACGTTTCGCCAAGTAAGCGCACACGTATATTCAGACAGTTTCAGGAAGAAGCCAATCCACGGGTGCTGGTGATCCAGCCACAAGCCGCATCCCACGGGGTAACCCTAACTGCCGCTGATACAGTGGTGTTCTGGGGGCCAGTGATGTCTACCGAAACTTACATCCAATGCTGCGCACGATCTGACCGTAAGGGGCAGGACAGCGACAAGGTGACGGTCATCCACATACAGGGTAGCGACATCGAACGCAAGATGTTTAAGCGGTTGGCCGAGCGCGTAGAAGACAACAATCTGTTGGTGAAACTTTATGAGGAGCTGCTTGACAAAAAGTAAAATGTTGGACAAACTTACAAAAAAACCAAGGAGAGTAAAAAATGGATGATGAACAAATACCGCTTGATCGGTTAGTGCGTGCGTATCGTAACGTGCGTGATGCAATTCAGAAACTAACCCGTGAGTATGAAAGCGAGCTTGAGAAGTTGGAAGAAGTAAAGCAGTCGTTTAGCAACGATCTCAAGGACCGCATGCTGCAGTCAGGTGCAAAAACAATTCGTACAGATCACGGTACGATCATGCTTGGCACCAAGACACGCTACACAGCGAACGATTGGGATGAGTTTAAGAAGTTCGTCCTTGAGCACGAAGCCGTTGAGTTGCTTGAGCGGCGTATTGCGCAGTCGAACATGAAACAGTTCTTGGAAGAAAACCCCACGCTTGTGCCGCCCGGACTGGACGCAAGCACGGAATATACAATCACAGTCCGCAAACCTAGTAAGTAAGGAGAAGCACATGAGTAACGTAGTTGCATTTAACCCCTCGCAAGTTCCGGCGTTTGCGAAGAAGGGCGAGTTGTCTGCCGTAGCGAAAGCGTTGGCTGGTGGCGGTGGTGGTCAAACAGGTAAGCGCATCTCCATCAAAGGTGGTGTGTTCCGTTTGATTAGCGAAGGCAAAGAAGTTGCTGCCATCGAAGAGCGCTACCTTGATGTAGTGATTGTCAACGCCGCACCAAAGATCGGTCGTATTTTCTATGACGGTGCGTTCGATCCTGAGAATCCTGCGCCTCCCCGGTGCTGGTCGGCTGACGGTGAAAAGCCTGATGCCAAGGTGCAAGACCCACCCGCACAGACCTGTGCTGCCTGCCCAAACAACATCAAAGGGTCAGGTAATGGTGAGTCCCGTGCTTGCCGTTTCTCACAGCGTCTGGCTGTGGTTCTCGCTAACGATATGAACGGTGACGTTATGCAGTTGACGTTGCCTGCCACATCAATCTTCGGCAAAGAAGAAAGCGATAACCGTCCGCTGCAGGCGTACGCACGGTGGCTGGCTGCACAAAACGTTGGCCCTGACATGGTTATTACGCGTATGAAGTTTGATACGAAGGCCGAGTCGCCCAAGCTGTTCTTCAAGCCTGTGCGGTGGTTGACCGATGAAGAGCATGAGACCTGCGTTGAGAAGGGCAAGACTTCAGATGCAGTCCGTGCAATAACTTTAACGGTTGCACAGACCGATGGTGTAAAGCCAATAGCGCTTGAAGGTAAACCTCCGGTTAAGGCAAAAGTTGAAACCGTAGAAGAAGACGTTGAGGAGCCTGAGATCCGTAAGGAGAAAGAAGCTCCAGCGCCTAAAGCTAAAAGCAAAGGCGCATCCAGTGCCACCCTAGTTGCAGAGTGGGACACCGACGACTAATCTATGGATACGGGGAACGCGGTAACGAACGAATTCCGGCGACGTGGGGTTCGGTTGTTGTACACACCCGCTAGTACCCGCCTTTACTTATGCCCTATTCACAAAAAATAATTGAAACGATTAACGAATCAGCGCCGAGTCTGGGTACAGACTTAGGGCGTTGGGCGGTACGTCGGGACATTTCGATGCAGCGTATCTCACAAATTGTGGGGGCGCGCAGGCAGACTGTATACAACTGGTTTACAGGAGCCACGGATGTCACCCCGGCGTATCAAGAACGCGTGACTGCAGTTATAAACGTGCTGAAAAAAACATCTCAATCTGATGATGCATGGAGGATTCTATGTACAACTTTCAACCTAAAGCTCTGACTGACCGTGAACTCATTAAGTATGGGGGGCTTTGGTTGGATGATGAAAGCCTACCTATTGACGTGCAGCGTGAGATTTTGTTGCGTCTTGAACAACGCTGTGACGAACTTGAACACGCACTTGCTGAAATACAGAACCTAAGCACGGCACTACAAACAAACTAAAAGGGGCGATTCATGCAACCGTTAGATTTTCTAGCGGCGGTACTGCCTTCTTCTGGTTTGTATTGCGCGGCTGAGTTTCAGACTAAGAAGAAGGAACATCGGTTCGTCAATACTATTGAGGAACTGTATAAAGACGTAAAGCAGCTTAGCGACAGCGGGATCAACGCTTACTTTGCGCTGTGTAGCTTTTCGGAAGAAAGACGGCTGGCCGTCAATGCCAAACAAGTCCGGTCGCTGTTCATGGATCTGGACGTTGGTAAAGATCCGGCTCGCTCTTATGCATCAAAGAAGCAGGCGCAAGAAGCGTTCGAGAAGTTCGTGCTTGGCACAGAGATGGCGATGCTTGGTCAGCCGCTGGTCGTGGCTTCGGGTAACGGCTTTCACGTGTACTGGCCCTTGGATGCCGACACCGATGTGGCTGACTGGAAGCCGGTGGCTGAGAACTTCAAGCGGCTATGTCAACAGGAAGGCTTGCGGATTGACTTTGCCGTATCTGCCGATGCCTCCCGTGTGCTACGCGTACCGTCCACCATTAACTACAACACCGAGGACAAGCGTCCCGTCAAGGTCATCATTGAGTCCAGCCGCAAGTATTCGCTGGCTGAACTGGATGCATTCATTAAGTCCAAACTCAAGGTGCAGACCTATGAGGAGACAGCCCTTAGCCTGCCGGGTAAAAAGCCCAAGGCTGCAGCCAACGCCACGGCGCTAAAGCTGTTTGAAAACAGCGCCACCTACTTCAAGGTCATCCATGAAAAGACCGAGGCTGGCACAGGCTGCGGTCAACTGAAGCACTACATCGACAACGCCACCAACGACGGCATGGAACCCCTGTGGCGGGGGCTGCTGTCCATCGCTCAGAAGTGTGATGACGGTGGGGAGTGGGCGCTGCGGCTGTCTGAAATGCACCCCTACGAGCCTGACCGGATGGCGCAGAAGTTACGGGAGATCAAAGGCCCGTACCCCTGCACAAAGTTTGATACCGAGAACCCCGGCATCTGCACAGGCTGTCCCCATTTCGGCAAGATCACCAACCCGCTGGCCCTTGGCCGCAAGCTGGAGGTGGAAACTGAGGCCAAAGAAATCGTCATTGAGCCGCAAACTCCAGCCCCTACGGCTGAGTCTGAGACGGAGACACCCCACCCCATAGTCGTCCAGCGCCCAGTGGCTCCACGGGGCTTTTCTTACGGCAAGAACGGGGCGATCTTCAAAGATACTAAGGGCGAAGATGCCGATGGGAACGAGGTCAACAAGCAGATCATGGTGCTTCCCTACAGTTTGTTTGCAGTAAACATACTGAGGCTGGAAAACGAGCACATCGTTCACATGCTGGCGCTACGCCCCGAAGGGGTTACAGAAGTCATGCTGCCCCAGAAAGCCGTCGTATCCAGCGTGGAGACGGTCAAGTGCTTGGCTGAGCAGAACATCATCGCCTCCTACGGGCAGGGCAACGACAAGAACCTGTTTGATTACGTCCGTGGCTGCGTAGAAGACGCCAGTGTGGGTAAGCGGGTAGTCATAGTTCCTGACCACTACGGCTGGCAACCTGACAAGTCTTTCGTGTTTAACGAACGCATCTACCGTCAGGGCATGGACCCACTACGCATCCCCATGCGGGGGCTAATCAACATCAACAACGCCTGCCAACCAACCGGGTCGTTAGAAAACTGGCAGAAGATCATCAACATGTTGACTGCCAAAAAGCTATACGAGATGTTGACATTCTGCTTGGTCGGCTTTGGCGCCCCGCTGATGAAGTTCTCAAAGTTTGCTGGCATCACCTTTCACCTTGGCTCAACGGCTACCGGTACAGGAAAAACATTAAGTCTTGAACTAGCAGGCTCAGTTTGGGGACACCCCAGCCGGTACCGAATCAGCAACTCCACATCCGATGTAGCCATGAAGCAGCGTACGGGTATGTTGTTTAGCCTTCCGCTGATCTCCGATGAGATTACATCCAAAAACCGAGATGACTTTGAATGGGTGGCAAAGTTTATTTTTGATTTGTCTGAAGGCATCGGCAAGAGCCGTATGGAGTCCGGCGCGGATAAAGAACGGGAGAACAAGACCTACTGGCACACGATGTGCCTACTGTCCTCCAACACACACGTTATGGACTATCTGACCGGCGCACGCAAGCACTCATCAGAGGGCGAAACACGGCGGGTGCTGGAGTTAACGCTTGAGAAAAAGCTTTCGTGGGAAACGCATGAGCTGGAAGTTTTGGAAATGCTTAGCGATACCTACGGCGTGGCAGGGCACGTTTATGCGCAGTATTTGGTGGATCATGCGGAAGAACTACCAGCCATGTACACGAAAATCCGCAAAAAAATCAAAACTGAGTTCGGGTTGATTGATGATGAGCGCTTCTGGATTTCAGGCTGCACCTGCCTAGTGATGGGCGCTATCTTGGCATCCAAGGCTGGCATAGCCAACTTCCCAATGGAAGGCATTATCGGGGTGCTCAAGGGCATGGTAAACGACGCCAAGCGCATGGTGCGCGATAACGTACGTACAGCAGAAGACGTCCTGAACGCCTACACACGGGAGTACTACGGCAAAATGGTGGTGGTCAAGGCGCTGGAGGGTGCGCTGGCTGCGTCTATTGGCGAAGAAGGTCTCATTGATCAGAGCATTACCCGCAGCGAAATCTTTGGGCGGGTAGAACACGGCGTGACGCCGGGGCACGTGGACTACTACATCGAAGAACAGTTGCTGAAGAAGTACTGCTCCGGCATGAGTTTCGGGTATTCGGACTTTAAAAAGCAGATGGAAACCGAATATAACGTCAGCTACCTGAAGAAAGACTTGATGAGCAAAACCAAAGGCCCGCAGATGCGAGTCAACGCAATAAAGATTTCAAGACGCGTAAGCCTAGATGAAGAGCCTGACAGTCCGTTATCCTTGGTCGCAGCTTAAAAAGGGGCAGGGGTTTTTTGTACCCTGCCTCGACACCACCAAGACTTACGAAGAAGGAATGAGAGCCGCTGTCGCTAGTCGAACGTTTGATGCCAAAGGTTTTGTCGGCGTTCTTAACGGGCAGCTTGGCGTTCTATTTGTGCGTTAAACTTATTAAAGTCTTTCGCCAAATTAATTTTTTCCTGCTTCAGTTTATCCAAGCGCCTACGTTTTTCGTCAGCGGAAAGGCTACGACTCTCACGAACATATCGCTCGTAAGCTGTAATCTCCCCCATCTCCTGCCGGAACTGCCCGGCAAACTGTCCGATGTCTATATCTTTCATGTTCTGTTTTAAGAACTCGGCGGCTTCTTCTGGATCAGATTCAGATAAACGATTATATGTAGCCTGCGCTCCCTGTGCACGGTTCACAGTTTCAAAGGCGCGGTTAATCATGCCCGAAGCATCAGGCGGTTGGAACAAGCCACCAACAATTGGCGCCTCGTAGATCCGCATGGTGGGTTTTTCTTTATCCATAGATCGGATGCCCGTCACCGTTTCCATAGCGCCGATCAGACCAAGCGGTAGTGATCCTGTGTACCCTTTGATAAAGTATTCCACCTTAGCGGGGGAAATGCCGATCTCACCAAACAGCTTAATGGTTTCAGGCGTGTTGGGACGGTACTGGTACTTGGCAATTTCAGACATAGACTTGTCCACAATCTCCCGACCTGTGAAGAACGAACGGTTAAGCATCAATTCAACGACAGGCTTAATTGCGGTGGGCATATCAACCGGAACGCTTCGTACAGCCAAGTCTTTCAGTGCCTTCAGCACATCCTCATTTTTATCGTCCGTAAACGCCATGCGATACACACCTTCTGGGATGCCCTTGAAGATGAAACCAGCTTCAAACGGGATAGGTACGCGTAACGTACCTAACGGCGTTGGCACAAACCAGTTGTTGTAGCGCTCATCTGGGTTAGCGTTTTCGTACGTCTTATCGTCGTCCATAGCAGCAGCATATGCCAACGTCATACCGGCCATCATCAATCCACGCATCCACAACTTACGTTGGATCTGAAGCCGTTGACTGGATGGCATGTCGCCTTTGAACGCTCGGTATAAAACATCAATACCCTGAACACCTGCGTTAAAGAACGGAATCATTGTGTTGGCATACAAGATGCTGGGGGACAATCCGCGGCGACTAAAGTTCATCGCCTCCATCGTGGCAAAGTCAGCTTCTCGCTCAGACAGCCCTTGTTTAATAAACGAGTTGTACATGGACACACGAGTTGCTGCATCACCCATCATGGCAAGTTCATCCAGCTTAGCCATCGCCCTTGTCCAGCCACGTTTACCCGACGCTATTTGCAACAGGATTTTATCCATGTCATCCGTAGCGCCAGTAACAACCTGACCGCCAAGCGAGCCGGACTCTTGCAGTTTCTTGTACGCCTCACCCTTTTTCATAGTAGTTATGTCTTTAATTGTCTGTACCACAGGCACAAAATTAGCACCAGTAGTCAGGACAGCCGACATAGAGTCACGGAAGATTTGACGCACCGCATAACGAGGATCGCGGGTGACAAGCTTACGTAACAAGTTAGCAGGCATACCCAACAAACGGATGCCAACAGGTAATGTAGCTTTGATGCCTTCCATACCAGTCACAACTAACTCTGTGGGGATGTCACCAAAAATATCTTTCTTAGCTTCGACATTGACCCGCGCCCACATGTCATCACCGTCAAGCTTAAAGCGAATCACATTTGCATCTGCTGGCCCCATGCCTTTATGCATACCTGTCAAACCTTTTGCCGCTTGTTTTTCGCTAACATCTAGCAGACCCATCTCAGCTAACACAAACGCTGTGTTGCGGGTTGCCATATTTTTCATAGCCATATCAACAAGCAACTGCGTGTTCTGTACAGCGCCAGTAAATATGGGCAGAATTTTTTCTTCTCCACCAACAAGTTGTTCTAAGTAGGGTTGGTTTTTCATATCTCCAATTCGGATCGGTTGCTCACCAAACACAACCAACTCCATAGCACCACCACGTTTTCGGTAATACGGAACGTAGTTCATGCCTTTTAACCGAGCACCTTCAACAGCAGACAAAGCTCCGGAAGAAACTAAGAAATCAATCAGATTACGGTTGTACTGTTGATAAAGCTTGTGCGCTTCCTGAAATGCCAAGCTTGCAGGATCTTTGCCTGAGTACTTGGCTATCGTTGCATCAACGTCTTGCTGCGTAACTTTTTGTTTAGTGAAGTCCAGCTTGTCTACCCCAACGTCTTTAGCGCGCAGGGCAATCTCATACTGGGTAAATTCGTCTTCAACAATTTTTGGTGACAGCCCAGACTTGTTAAGAGCCTCTGATACATCCTTCATGCTTGGGCCTTCACCGCCAACGTATTGGTACTCTCCGTTTATTTTGGCAATCTTGCCAACTCCGTTGGTTACAAACTGGGCAGTCATATTGTTACGTTGGTCAGCCTTACGACTGAAGTACAACACGTCCATAGCTTTAATCGAATCAATCAGTCCAGCATCTACCCCGCGCTTAACTAGCGCATCCAACGCCGCCAGCCTGTCCACAAACTGCACGCGGAAATTTAAGCCAAGCAGGTTGGCTTTGATTGTGTCAAACGGTTTACCACGAGGAGCCACCATAGCACCAAGGCCGGTCTTAGGCGGTTCCGGTCCTCTGCGGAATGAAATTGTGTCGTCAACATCACGATAGGCAACAGGCTTACCGGCTTCAAAATTCTGTTGCGCCTGTTTCATTAAGTAGAACAGGTCACTGGTACTAATTTTAAGATCTATACCTAGCTTGCGAAGTGCCGCGCGCATAGCGCCAACAAGTTCTTTATACCAAGATTTTAATTTTTCCATGCGAGAAGCAGTTACTTTCTTCTCCATAGTGTAGGCAATCATCTCCCGCAAAGCTTTGATCTTAGCGTTAGCCCTGATCTGAGCGTCTGTTATTTTGCCATCTTCAAATGCTTTTTTATAGTATCGAATGGTGTCAATAAATACGCCTTCAATTTGCTCTTTAAATTTTGTACCGCCAAGTTGTTCGGCAAGTTTTGCCAACCCATCAGGTGTTCTATCAATTTGTTGTGACAGCTTGATCATGCCTTCTTTACCAAGCAGCCCATCAAACGAATAGTGTCCTACCAATTCATGCGCTAGCGTCTGTTGTAAATCAGTGATGTCGTTGTGATTTTGCACAATAACAAACACTTTACCTTTGTACACGCCGCCCTTGAGCTGACTAGCTACAGTATCCATACCCTGCTTTGCCATCTGTTTACGGATACCAATGGGTAGTTTTTCTACGCTGTCGTAGTATTCAAACTCAATATCCTGTGCCTTAGCTTTGGTTTTTACGTTAGCCAACAGCTTATTAGCTTCTTCTTCATCAATAATTTCCGTTGGTTCTTCACCAAACCGGGGATCAATTGTGTCATCTTTGTAGTCAATGGCATTAATAATGTCCTGATCAGACATAGTGCCAGCATCAATTTCAAGCAGTTCATCTGTTCCAACTTCAGACGCTTGCTCAATCAAATCAGCTTCTGTCAAAGTTGATCGAATCTTATAAATAGAACCCTTGCTTAATTGATTACGTGCGCGAGTAAGAGCACCCTTAGCTTTTTTGATGGCGTTTTTATCGCCCGCAGGAATGTTTCTTAAAGCATCTTCAGCCAGCCGTACGTTTTCTACAAGCATGGCATGTACATCTTTTGCAATTTCTTCTGCGTCTAACGGTTTATCTTGCACAAAGTCAGCGGTTTGTCTTTGCCGTTGACCTAATACTTCTTTTGCATCCGCGTCCGTAGCAAAAATCTGTTGTTCAGTTCGTATAGGTACATAGCCATAAACAAAATCTCTAACCGCTTTTTTAGACCTAGCTAAATTACGAGCCTTAGCTGCAGCCTTTTCGTATGCTTCATCCCCACGAATAGGTTTGCCTGCAGCCCGTAGTTTTTCAGCAATTGAATCTCGTTCAGTAACAGCTTCTTCGTACTGCTTTTGATACAGTTCACGTTCCTGTTCAGCCGTTTCATTAAGAGCTTTGGCTGACCATTCCATTTCAGTAGTTACCCTAACGCCGGGTAATGTCTTACCGCTAGGCGCCGTAATAGTGCCAAGCTGCGCTTTAATTAAACGATCACCTTCGGGCACTACTTTTTGTCTTGTCCCCATGCGTTCAATTACTTGGTCAATACGCGACATCAAAAATCTAGCGGCGGTAATTAACTCATAGTCAGTAAAGCGGGATGTGCCTTTTTCTTTTATTTCTTTTTTAAGTTGCTTTTGTTCTGCGACAGCTTTTAAACCGCTGTCAAGTTCTGATTCTGCACGAACAAGTTTTACCTTTGATTGGGCAAGCACTTCTTTCTGAGCAGCAATCTCATTGTTAAGCGAGTCAGGAACAGTTTTATAAAACTTAGCCCTGTTTTCCAACGCTTTAAGTTTAGCTTCGTCTTCTTTTACATAACGTTGCTTAGTAGCAACTTCCCTACGAAGCTGCGGTATTGTAACGTCGCTAAGGCGTAGGGCTGCAAAAATTGCTTTCTTTGTTACATTAACGTCGCCTTTAGCTTGTCCAACAACACGTTCTTGAAACTCAATCTGCTTTCGCAAATTGTTCAACTGCTTTTCTGTTGTTAACGGTCCACCAAAAAATTTATTTAAACTCAACCTACGTTTTAATGCAGCAAGTTTAGTTTCTTCAAGCGCCAGTTCTTTTAATTGAATGTCCCGTGTTTTTTGCAATTCAGTTACACGCTTACTAACTGCCGATTCAACTCCAGCTTCTGTTAGTTCATCCGCATTAACAGGCTCATCGTTTTCAATCATGTCAAGAAGATAAGCGCCGCTCTTAGATGATCCTGTTGGCACACCTAGCGTACGCATAGCCGCCGCTAGTGTTTTGTTTGTATTACGTAATTCAAGTAAGTTAGCACGAACGGAATCCATTTCAACTTCAATACGTTCTGCTTTAGCCAAACGCATTTGTGGGTTTTTATCCCCCGTAGCGGCTTTTCTTAAACGCGCTATTTCAGAACCAAGGGTTCTAAGCCGCTGTTCTGCGTCGCGTATTTTTTTCTGGTTGTCAGCAATAACTTGTTTACCCGCATAAATAGCTTCGCGTTTACGAACTTCATGTTTTGCTGCTTTCTGGCGCTCGGCTATTTTTTTCTTAGTAGTTTTAACCGGCTTTTCTTTAACTGGTTTAGCAACCTCAACTTTTTCTTCTGCAAATTCACCTTTAGCGGGTAAACCCTTAGCTTCAGTAACTGTTGCCTCTAACTCACCGCGCAATGTTTTAAGCGCTGGACCTAATTTTTCGTAAGGGCGTTGTTCAATAGAAGGCCGCTTAGGTGCAAGTTCAGTCTTCGTGGTGGTTACTATTTTACCGTCAACAACTTTGACAACAGGTCTTTCTTCCATTTCACCTGTAGTACGCTCTGCCGCACTGACACGGTCTATGAATTGATTAAACTCAATCCGCAGTTTGGTTTCTAAAGTACGTGCTTCAGCAGCGGGCATCTCACCTAACCCACGAGCCACCCGATCCGCTTTTACTTCGTTGATGGCGTTGTTAATTAGGTAATCGGCTGCACGTTCTGCTTTTTGTATCAACAACTTACGGGCAGTAGCTTTTTCTACTTTTTCTTCACCAAGCCCCGCTTTAAGAGTTTTTAGTCTGCCTTCTAGTTGCGCAATACGAGTTTGAACTGCTGGCGCTTGCTGCCTTCCTACCCGCACTTGTTGCCCACGCAAAAATTTAAGATCGTCTTCAACTTTATTAATTTTCTTTTGTAAAGCCTCAACCCGCTGCCGTTCTGCTTCAGGGGCCGTTACACCAGTGCGTTTACCAAGAAACTGGCCTCGCTGTAAAGAATAGGCGGCATCAGTAAATTCTTCAAAGGCTTCATTACGGCTGGTAAAAGCTGGACCTTTTTCTGCTTCTGCCTGCCGTTGTTTTTCAGATATACCTTCAATTGGCTTACCCGTTTGTGTGACAGCTTTGCCAAATGCTTCTGTGCGGGCTTCTGCTTCTACATCGCGTTTTAAAGGCGCTGCAGCAAACAAATCTTCAGCCCGTTGGCTTTCTAACGTTTCTTTAGATTCACGGCCTAAGCGCCGCAGTTGCGCAAGCTGGCGCAAAATAGCTTCATTAGCTACAGCTAATTTGCCTTTGGGGGTAAGTTGCCCTTTGGCATCAAAAATCTTTAACGTTGGTTTTTCTTGAGCCAACGCATCTACGGTTTCTTTTTGTTTAGCCAACGCATTTTGATATGCTGTTTCAATATTATCCAACACGTCAACAGCACGGGTAGGATCGTTGGCCTTTTCTTTAAGCGCCTTTATTTCATCTTTAACAGTTTTTTCTTCTTCCGGCGTAGCAGCTTTTGCAAGACGAGCTTGAAGCGCGTTAAATTGATCATCGTATATACCAAGTTTTTCAGCCATTGCAGGGCTAATAAAACCTTGACCAAGATCAACTTCTGCTTTAATGCGGTCTTCGCCGGTAACACCCAAAACACCAAGACCCATACGATCTAGGCCAGCTTCTAAGCGTTTGAGTTCTTCTTCCTGTCCTACATCACGGCGTTCTTCACGCAGCTTGCGTTTTTGATCTACAAGATTAAGAAGATTGGTAAGCGTTACAACGTCAATGGCTTCAGCCTCTGCTTTTGCTCGTTCGGCTATCTGTTCCTGACCTTCAATACCAAACAAATCAGGCGTAGTACCCCGCAATTCTTCCTGAAGATCTTTTAATTTTTGTGCTGCTTTACCCTGCGCAATCACATCGCCTTGGTCTTTAGCCTTGTCAAATGCAGCCTGCGCTCTTTTAATCTGCGCTTCTAGCGCGTCGTAAGGAGTAAGTTTTTTCTCCGCTTCTTCCTGTGTCAGTTGCGTAAACGGTTCCAGCTTAGTTTTGTACAGTGGGTCTTTCTTGTCAGCAACACGTTTTTCTAAATCATCTTTAAGCTTTTCAAGTCGTTGAGCTTCTTGCCCTAACTCAATTGATTTATTACGTCCAGCCGTTTGCGCGCGCTCACGCAGTTCATTGATGGTTTTGGTAATCTCTGTGTATTGTTGTTGTGCATTTGTTTTAGCTTGTTCTTTTTCTTGGAGCATCCGCTCCCGTTCCTGCAGATCCGTAAACTTGGCAGGCTTTCCTTCACTATCAACAAATAAAGGTCTTTCTGCTTCTTCTTTTGTTAACAGCGGTGCACCAAGTTCACCAGCCCTTTCCCGATCTTTTTGCTCTTGAAGTTTGCGCTGTTCTTCCACACGCAACCGCGCAGCTTCAGCTTCCTGTTTACGTTGTTGACTACCGCGTTCAATAAAACGACCAGCCGGAGAAATCGCACCACCAAGTATGGCGCCGCCCAAAAAGCTTTCAAAATACTCATCTCTAGCTTCAGCGTCTGTAATGTTTAAACCCGCCTGCAAGCGCTCAAGGACTTGTTGCCCTGCTTCTGTAAGCCCTTCAACTCCCATAGACTTACCCGTAGCAAGTGAGTAGTCTTTAATTACTTCGCGTACATTTTGTTCAGCAATCTGTTTAGCAGCCGCTTCAGGTACGTCTTTGCCAGCCTGCATAAAAATGCGGCGAATTCCCGGCATCATCTTAAATGACAGCATGTCCAACGCCGCTTGCGGTACAGCAGCGGCTGCAGCCGCACCAAGTTCTGTTTCCTGAAGACGCTTACCTTCTTCAACCTGACGTGCAATGTTAGAGCCGGTAAATTGTGCCGCTGATGTAAGTCCTGCTGCACCAACACCAAGAGCCGTAGCCACAGGTGCAGACACAGGCGCCGTTACAGCAGCACCCCCCGCTACAATTGGAGCCGCCATATACGGGAGTGATCCGCCTAACAACTCAGCAGCCTTTGTTACCGGGGCTTCCAAAAAACCTTTTTCCGTAGGTTTAAATACCCGGCGCTGATACTCTTCCTGTTCCTGCATGTACTTTTCAGCAGTGCCAGTATCAATAAGCCCAGTACGTCCAAGCAGTGCGGCTATGTCAGATTTAAGGCTAGCAACCCCTGCTTTAGTAGCAGGAATAAAACCGCCTTGAGGTTCTTCAGCAGGCTTAGCAACAGCAAAAGCTTCCGGGTAAGTTCGTTGAGCGCGTGCCCAACCTTGAGCGGGGCTTTCGCCCTCCCGCAGTTTTAGTGAAGAACCATCGGGAAGCGGTAGGTATTGGGCCATATTTTATTCGCGTACGGTTCCGGTTGGACGTCCTGAAACAGATGGTACAGCCAGTGCTGCTAATTCTGCTTTTATGTAGTTATACATATCAGGATCTATGTCTTTCAACATTTCTAGTTTACGAGGATTCTTAGCGTAGTCTTGTAAAATTGCCGCGCTAACTTTGTTAGCCCCGCCGTACCGAGAAGCCTGCATGCTTTTATAAATTTCCAAAAGATCAGGGCGATCTTTAAACGCCATAGCTGAACGAACATCTTGAGTTGGCATTGCAGCAATACGCTCTTGCACCATGCCATTGTAAATTGTGTTAAAGACGCTAAGCTCTTTATTGGTACGAAGTTCATTGTACCTGTCAACACGTTCACGGCTCTTTTGCACTTCAGCCAACCCTGCCAACCCGGTAGATTTTTTAAGATCTTGTTCAGCAGTCTGAAGATCACGGATCGCTTTATCACGCTCCCGGTCAATTTTCTTAATATCTTTAAAGTCTTCCTGCAATCCTTTAAGCGCAGGAGATGCACCTTTACCCACATTAACAAACGCGTACGGCGACTCACCGCCTAGTATGCCCAAGCCAGCCTCAATGAGACGTAAGTTAATAGCTTCCTGCCGTTCACCTTTGATGCCTTCTTTTTCTTTACGCAAATCTGCAATTTGTTTTTGATGAAATGCAGGATCAAAACCAGCTTCTTTCAACGCTCCTTGCACGTTGGCAATACCTTCTTTAGTTGTAAGTTCGCTAGGTGCAGCACCCATTGAATTTTTAACAATTTGATTAGCGCGTTGTAATACTGTTTCAATAGGCACGGGGGCAGGCGTTAAATTACTCAGCTCCATACTTTTTGGAATATAAGGTGCAACCTGCGAAGGCATGGCAGGGCTATTCTGCCCACCTGCGGCAATATCTGATTTACGAACATCCGCACCACTACCTTGAACATCAGATCCCACAAAACGTTGGCCTGTTGTTTGCGCTGCTGCAGGTGCTGCCGTTGGCGTTGTTGTGCCTGTTGTATTCGCTAAACTACGAAGTTCAGCAAGTGACATACTAGGAAGCCTACTTACAATGTTTTTAGCTTGCACGCGTTGTTCTGGGGATTGATCCATAAAATAACCTTGGATTAAAGAACCCTGCGCTCCAAACTTTTGATTTAGTAACTGTATCAAACGCATCCGTTCATCTTCTTCAGCACTAATTAACGGTCTGTCGTATGCGCCTACCATACCCGGAGTTCTTTCTAACATTGAACGCCGCCCTGCTTCACTAAATGCTTGAATGTCACGTCTAAACGGGCTAGATGCAGATTGCACAAATGACGGGCCTTGCCCTTGAAAACGCTGAACTTCCCCACCATCTTCAAACGCCACAATACCGCCGATGGCACCAGTGTAATTTCCAATCTCGCCTATCCCACCAACCGGCAGTTGAGCAACGCCTTGCTCTTGGGCAATTTCAGCAGCTTGTTGGTTAATTTGTTGTGCTACTGGTGGTGGTTGTCCTTGTTTAGCGGCTTGTTCTTGTCTAATTTTTTGACGGTTTTGAAATTCACCAGCCGCTATAAAGTACTCAGGCGTACCAACTTTGTTTTGTTGGGCTAGTTTGGTGATGTACTGCGCCAGCATTTGTTCTTTAGGATCAGACGGAATGCTAAGAATACGTTGCTCTTGCGCAATCAAACTGGAGTTAGAACGTGGAATTCCATAAGCCATGTTACTTACCTCGCAGGTTGATTAAACATGTTGTACAGACCAAGACCAGATAAACCCAGACCTGCAAGCTGGCTGGCAAAACTTGGCGGAGGTGTCGTAACTTGCTGCGTTTGATCTGACATAGGCACCCCACGAAGCACATTAGAAATGCCAGAAATCTGTTGCTCAGGATACCCAAGCTGACGCATAAGATCTTGATACTGTAGATCCAGACGCTGCTGCTGAACGCCACGCTGCAGGTCACCGTATGCGCCCATAGTTTTAAGACGGTCAAGGTCCGTGGCTTGTTGTGCCACGCCCAACTGCCCCATAGTACCTGCCAACCCAGCCAGTCCTTGACCTGCGGCTAGACGCTGTTGAGCGGCCTGCAATGCTGCTTGTTGGTTAGCCTGCTGTGCGGTCAGTCCTAACTGATTCTCAATATTAAATTGACCCAATGCTTGCTGATAAGCCTGCTGCCGACCTTGGGCTTCGATGCTACCTAGCTGGCTGGCTAATCCCCGCTCACGCTCAAGCCCTGCCAGTAACTGCCGTGCGCCACCATAAGTACCAGATTTGGGGGCGGCTAAATTTTGAGCAAGCTGCGCACGCTGTGCGTCACGTTGGGCGGCGGCTTTTTGCTGTTCAACAACTTGCGACATGTACGGTGACATGTACGCACCAAGCATCCCCTGCCCTGTAATTGACCCAATACCAACCGTGGGAGCCTGTACCCCGCTTAATGTCCCAAATACGTTACCTGCACCTTGGCCGTATCCAGCGGCTGTTCCAAACTGGGACGGAGTACCCATCCCTGCAAGCTCTGTACCTACTTGAGTTTGAAACGGAGCTAACCCAGCAACGCGACCAGAACCCGCCAACCCTGCCTGCTCAAGCGCAGTACCATAAACCGCCTGATATGGGCGGCTATAGAATTCAAACGCTTTCGGTATAAGTCCCGGTTGGGTCGCCGTACCTGTGTAGTACGGCTGTAGTACCTCTGGTATTTCACCAGTTATGGTTGAGGTCGTAGTTGCCATAATCAGTCCTTATGCTGGCATAAAGCGGCGGGGGTTGATTTCCCTGCCTTGTTTGGTTGTACCCGTACGGGCTTTACGAATTCTGTCCATCATCGCGTACAGTTGTTTAGCGCCTGCTTTTGACGAACCGTTACCCAAGCCAGAAACCACATCTGCTGGAATAACAAATTCACCATCCGCAAGCCGTGCGGGTTGTTGATCCCCAATCATTGCCGGAATGGAATCACTCATACCATCACCACCGCCAGACAAAAACCGAGGCGGCATACCGCCTGTTGCAAAATCAAATTCCTGACCAGAATCAGGCTCGTCCATCATACCGCCTTGGGCTGCAAAACGGATGGGGTATTGACCCAAAAGACCTTCAGCTTGTTCACGGTAACGGCGACGACGTTCTTCCAACTCACGCTCAATACGTGCTTGCTCTTCTTTAAACTTTTCTCTTTCACGTTGGCCTTCAAAAAGTGATGTACCCATTGTTGCTGCCACGGCAGCTTTAGGTAGGGTATCAATACCAACCGCTTTAAGACCTTCTTTAGCAATATCGTAAGTACTACCCGCAAGATTGGCTAAACTTTCTGAAGGTGGCGGGGGTAGTTTAGAAGGCGTTACGTTTGTAGAAGGTGCCGGTTGTCCAGTAGGTGTAGGCGTTGCACTTGGCGCAACTGCGTCGGGCGGTAAATTTCTAAGAATACTAGGATCCATTTCCGCAGCACTCATCGTATTTGATACAGGTATCATCGCTTGAGGGCCGGGTGGGGGTGGTGTAAGCGTAGCTCCGGCAGCAGCGTCAATAGAATCAACGGCAGCGCCATAGTCAGCAGCAGACATTGGAGTAGCTCCCCCGCCGGGAGTAGTGAGGGCTTGATTTAATTGCCCACCAGCATAAGTAAGCGCTGCGGTTTGTGCAGCTTTTTTAACGTTAAAGTCATCTCCCGGTGCAGCAAAACCTGCGTACACACCAGCGCCAATCGGTCCGCCAAAATACATAGCAGCAAGCTGGCCTATGGGGCCAAGGCGTTCGGCTAAATTGTTAAGCTCGCCAATAATTGGTTGCGTAATCCGGCGGTCAATACTACGACCAATCTGCCTGACGCCTCTTTCAAGACCTCTTCCAATATCTCTCAGGCTAAAAAACTCAGGCAGTCCTGTCTGTGGGTTGATTGTTCCTGAACCACCCAGTAATTGAAGAATTCCTGCTTCTTGTGGCGTGATGTGCGCCAACATGGTGTCGCCGTTACGACCTGCGGACTGAACTTTTTCAGCCAACCCAGCCAACCCACCTTCTTTCATGGGCGTTGCAGTTGTGGCCGGTGTGACTGCCGCTGCCTGTCCGGCGGCTAATTGTGTGGGCGTTACGCCTTGAGATGTCAAAGCGGTGTTGATGTCCGCACTAGTGCTGCCAATGCTTTGAAGGTAATTTATGTAGTTTGCAATCTGACCAGTATCTGTACCAGCCAAAATAGGGTAGTTAGCCGATGGACGTGCAGCCGCAGCAGGCACACCGGCATAAACATCAGGGGCGTTTAAACCAATAATTGACGGTGCGCCTTTAGCTTGCGTAGATAACAACGGAAGAGTTGTATATGTAGGTGCGGGAGTAATAGTTCCAATGCCCGTCTTACCCGTAAACTTAGTCTCTTCATACACAGGTTTTGCAAATCCGGCAATTCCTTCTTTACTAACTACTGTTGAGTATTTACCTTTTGGGTTTGCGATGTTATATGCATCCTGCACAGCGGTGGGAGAAACGCCCAAAGCTGTTGCCATTTGATTTACATCAACGCCAAGCGTATCCATCTGTGCAGCAATCTCAGCATTTGTTTTGCCGAGTTCTTGCATTTTTTTGGTTACATCAACAATTTGTTCTGGAGTAAATTTAGTAGGCGTAGCTGCCGTAGTTGCTGGAGCGGTAGTTGCTGTAGTAGCCGGGACAGTTGTAGTTGGTGCGGTTGTAGTTGGTGTAGTTGTTGTAGGTGCTTTAGCTGTGGAAAAAACACCTTGTGGGTTGATTCTGTTGTACTCAGCTTGTATGTCTGCAAGTGGTACTTTTGTAGCTTCTGAAACTAGGGTTGGACTTATTCTAAAACGGTCCATCTCATAAACAATGTACGCGTTATCTTTACCCTGTTTTTGTAAATCTTTTATGAACGTTAAGATTTGTTCACTGCTAAAATTATTTGGGTTTATAGTTGTTGGTGTAGCTGCCGGTGTAGCTGCCGGTGCAGTTGTTGGTGCGGTTGTTGCGCCCGTGTTTCTAACTGCCACAGCTTGCTGTAACGTGCGTTCAAAATCTGACATAGGCGCAGCAGAAGTTGCTGCCGGTGCAGGGGTTGCTGCTGGGGTAGCCGCCGGAAGTGTCGTTATGCCAGCGTTTCTAGTTGCAACAGCCTGCTGTAAGGTGCGTTCAAAATCAGATAGAGGTGCAGCCGGTGCTGGTGTAGCTACTGGGGCTGGTGTAGCTACTGGGGCTGGTGTAGCTACTGGGGCTGGTGCAGGAGTTGCTGCTGGTGCTGGCGCTGCTACAAAAGTACCCGGAACGCTAATGCCTCTTGCACCTAACTCGGCTATGGCTGTGTTATAAGCGGTTTGGACTGCAGCTACAGGAGCATTTATAGCAGCCGCTACCTCTGCGGGACTAACTTTAAACTGGTCCATTATCATGGCGATATCCGCATTGGTACCGCCCTGCTCCAACGTGCTATTTATAATGCTTGCAATCTGTGCGCTATTGAATGTGGACATAAGTCGTGCCTGTTAAAAAGGGGTCACACTTCCATCTGTAACAGGCATATTTAGCCTAGTTTGTGTGATTGTAGACGTAAGTGCTTTGTCTGTAACCTTTATGCATTTATGTGGCAGTGCAACAAAAAGCATACCATAATTAGGGACAGTACTTTTAATCATTTTAGTCGGTTAGGTCGTAGTAGGACATGGCGCCAATAATGTCGTCCGTGCCAGAAATAGTTCTAGCGGCTAAAGTAAAAATGTCGCTGGTTCCAGCAAGGGATACCCCAAGCTGGTTATCAAAGTTGTATTCCACATCCCCTGTGGCTGTGCCACTACCTTGGTTACTGCCAGCCGTGTAATTTAGGTCAACAATAGTGCCGCCGGTCATAGCCGTTGCCGTTGTGTCTTGCTCAACATTATTTGAGCTACTAACCCATGCTGCCCCAGTTAACGTGGCGTTTTTCACCAAAGCTAGTTCATAGTCTAAGGTTGAACCAATTGGGATGGCGTGGAATATAGACGGTAAAACTACAGCTCCTAGATTGGTGCTTTTAAGTCGAATAGATACCAATGGCACAAAAGTAGTAGTAACGCCTGTCAGAACGGTGGTTCGTCTAGCCCAAGTAAGCGCTGTTTTTTGTTGATACCCGCCTTCAGAAATAACGGTGGAGCAGATCTGAGTAAGCGTTGAACTACTACCGGTGTTATCAAGGTTCTCAATCTCATAACGCACTGGCAGGATGGCCGTGGTCATATAAACCTTGTCTAAATCGTTGGCGTTATTAAACGTATGGCAGATAATAATTTCGCCGTTAATCACAAACCCGCATCGAACCGAGCCAACCCCAAGCCATTCAAAATCTGCGTACAGAATTTGAGCCTTAGTAATATCTAAAGTTAAACCAGAAGCTCCGGTTCCATCTAATTTATCGCCATTCCAATTAGCCTGCGTAACAGTCCGAGCATCGCTGGGTGCGCCAGAAGTACTGGTGCGCAACACAAAAGCCTTACTTGTCCCATCTAACTGAAAAAACAAACCGTTGCCAGTATTGAAATAGCCTACACGCTGCCGCAGATTCGCCTTACCCGCGTTCATTACAAACGTAGCCATCAACTCAAGACCCTTACCGGGCTGATATGGAAAGACCCGATAAGTTTGCCGAACTACTTTATCGCCTGAAGCCGTGGTGACATTTAAATCTACGCTGCTTTCGTCAGCCACGTAAGTAGCCGTACCTGCACCGGATAATGCTTCACTGAACTGCGGGTCTTTTTGATACCGGTTCTGGCTGTCAAAAAGCGTGAAAGGGTTAGAAACTTTTAACCGTCCAAAAGCATCTAACGCATTTGGTGGAAACTGACCCATATCGAAGTCCCTTAAATAGTTGTAGACCTGCAGATTCCAGCCGTCCAGTTGATTAAAGTAAAGCTCCAGTACCCGGATAAGCTGCCGTACATACTGCTGGTCGTACTCTACGGGAGGGTTAGGTAGCGGGGCGTACTTAAAATTTAGTATTAAAGACATTAGCGCTTTCCATCTGGGCGGACATCAAGCCGTGGGCTACCTAACTGCCAAGTTACTCCCAAGTTTTCTGAAGCAATTTTTAACGCCATCTGTCTTGCACGTGCACGAATAAACACTTGGTTTGTGTACACGTCAACCGAACTTTCAATTACAGGCTGTGTATCAAATGGATCCGATTGGTAGGCTGAACCGGGAAAGTTTCTTGGGCGAACAATAAATTTCACCTCTGGTGCAGCGGCTGTAGACCCCCCAAAATTGACGTCGGGAATAATGCGTCGGCTAAGCATGAACTGATCTCCGTCAGCCAAATCAAAATCAGAAGACTGGATATATGATTCCATTGGAGTGCCATTTGCATCCACTCCTCGTTCATGGTCGTAAAGGATGTTGTCATAGTCCACCGCCTGTGGATAAGTACGTAAGGGGCTATCTGACCACGCAGTACGCGCCATTTGCCCGTAATACCAAATGCGCTCAAGATAGTTGTAAACAACGTAACGATCTATTGTGTTTGAATTAGCACTGGGGTAGAACCACCAAACTTCATGGTAGCCTTCATTCGTGCCAGAAATGATCTGATCAACTTGGTTGTAGTTTAGGTCTTGGAACACATAGTTACGTAGTGTGCAGGGCAGCGTTTCAACACGGCCTGAGTAGGCAAAAAACTTATCCTGCCCCATCCAGTACGTTATGTTATTAGCCGTTGATACGGCACGGGGGCTAATAAGGGATATGTTGTCCGCGTACTCATTAAGCCCAAACACATCTAGGGTGCCAAGATACTGCAGCGAGTAAAGCGTAGTATCTGTCCAGACCAGAATTTCTTGCCGCACAGCCAAGGCTCTAATAATTAACGAACCACGGGATACTCGTAGAAATCCGGCAGAGTTAGTAGATGTGGGCGTCCAAACTGGCGGATTGTCTTGGTCTGACCAACGGATAAGTAGTGGATCAAAAGCACCACCCCCAAAAGGTGTAGCCCCAAACGCCAGCACGTGCTGATCCGTTTGAGATACAAGAACCTGCATAGCCTGTGCTGGTACATCCGAGGCGCCGCTTAAAGTTGATAAAGGAACTGCACGCACACCCAAAGGCACCGTTACGTCTGGGTTTGTCCCACGCTCCCAGTAATAAATAGCGCCGTTGCGGATGTTCATAATGAGATCGTTGCTGGCTTCAACACCAATACTAGTGTTATCAAACCACCAATCTCGCTGTGGCAAACTAACAGGGGTAGTAGAGCCAGACCCCCAAGCGCCGCGACTCCATGTGCTTGTACCCCAGCCGTAACCAAAAGTTACCGTAGCGTTGCCGACTGCTATTTCATATTTACCAACAACTGCAGCGCCGCCATTACCACTGTCGCTTGCATTAGCTGTTACGGGTAAACCCGTAGTTGGGCTTTTGGCAATAATCCGATATTGGTTGGCGTTTACAACTTCGTAAATCTCGTAGTTCTGCTGTAAGACCGCCTGTGTAATGTTGCCGCCAGCACCAAGACCGTTTACGTCAACGCCGCTAAAAGTTACAAAGTCACCAGCATCCGAACCAAAAGCGGTGTCGTTAACTGTGATTACCGCAGATCCATTCGTAGCGGCAAAGGTCACAGCGCCTGCAGGCGTAGTTTCCCGAAGCGGGGTTATGTCAAAGTAGTTGCCACCAACTTCGATGTAGACCTTTTTGTTAGTGCCCAGAGCCAGAAAGTCATCGTTGTAACTGGTAAACCAGTTAAACATCTGCCGACAGACTCCCACAAACGTCTGGGTAGTAGAGGCCAGCCAGCCACCTAGTTTCTGCGGGTAACCTGAACGGAACCGAATCTTGTCACACGCAAACCAACCGCCCTCATTGGTGTAGTTAGTTTGATCGCGGTTTACGCCCGGCTTAAATTGTAGTTTGATAAATGGCATGGTCAGCTCATAAATAAAGCGATTTCGGCCTTGCGGCGACGTATCAACCCTTTAGTAAAAGCGCTGCCGGGATTTATGTACATCATAAAGCCATCAGCAATACTTTCCAATGGCTCGTCCCTAAGTATCCGTTGGCGAAGAGTAGACCTTTGAAATCCACCCACGCCTATGTTGTAGCTAAGAGCAACGCAAGCGTCGAACAAGCCTTGACGGCCAGATAAATTAGGGGCAAGTCGAAGAACACCACGCTCAAAACTGCCGAGGAGATTCTTGAAGCGTTCCTCCAGTTCTGGCTTTGACCATACCCGATTGTGTTCTGGTGCAAGGGGAAACTCCTTTCTTATCATTCCGTTGTAGCCTTCTTTGCGTACTACAGGCAGGCGAATCTGTTCTTGATGCAGCACCTCGCCCCAGCCCACGGTCCATATTGATGCAGGGCACAAATAGGGTCGGTCACGATACCCTTCAAACTGGTGCATTACGTGGATGCCGTTTTCCGACGTTTTCATTTTTTAAACGCTTGCGTTCCGAACCAGAATGCCACCACAGACGACCAAATAATCTGGGTCTCGTTGTCCCAAAGAATCTCCAGCGCCTGATCAAACGGCACCTCACGATGGTAAGCAAAGAAGAACCCAAAGAACTCCACGAAGGCAAACAGAACAAACATCCCGTAGGTAATGGTGGGCCGCACCATCGCTCTAGCGTTAATGACCCACTGGGATGCACCTTTGCCAATCTCGATGTCGTGGGCGTACAGGGCTTGGCGTTCTTGGACGGCAGTCTGCATCGCCACCTGATCAGTCCGGATCTCTTCCACCCTAGCCTGCGCAGCGTACCCGGCAGCAAGCATCTTTAGCTCCCGCTCGGTCTGCATTTGGGCTAACTGAAGCTCGTGGGCCTTATCGGATTTGTCCTGAAAAAAATCCAGAATCTTGGGCAGACCGCCCATCAGGAAGGATATAAGGGTAGAGAGAAGAGTAATCATTTGCATTTCTCCATATTGACCGTGTCATCACCCTTGCAAACGGTGACTTTGCCATCCTCAACATCCACCCGCATCGGGGCTTCTTTCTGGTCAAGTCGGGCAATAAGGTTTTGAATGACTTGGAACTCTGGCTTTTCTTCCTTATCCCGTGTCCCGGTGATCCCGCCAATCATGGAAATCAGGGCCATGATGACACCAGATGCCATACCCACAATTGGAGTCAGCGCCTCAGAAGATAACTGCATGGCCGAGTAAATCACCATACCTACCATCAGGACGATGGCTGGGATTCCTATGACCCCGATGACTTTACTGGCTAATTCTTTTGCACTTTTTTCCATCACCACACCTTTGTAATTTTGAGTAATGCGTAAATAATCAAAGACAGCACCCCCAGCACCAACCACTCGTTCCTACTTGCCTTGCGATCTGAGTCGTATTCTTTTTGTAGCTCTTTCTTTTCCTTACGCAATCTGACTTCAAGGTCATTAACTTCCTGTACCGCCTTACGCCCAAACTCTTTTTCAATCTGTTTAAACGCGTCTTCCTTTTGCCTGCGGATGTTGGACAGAATCCGATACTCGTTGATGGCGTCTATGAACATCATGTCTCCACGCCGTTGGACTTCTTGCTGCTTTTTGCGCCATGCGACTCGCGCTTTGGCCTCTTCGTCCAGAAAGGCGTTGACCTCCTTGGCGGTTTCTTTGATGTCGCGCCCAGCTTTGAGCGCCTCTTTGATTCCACCAAGAGCAGTCTGTACGACCTTGGACGGGTCGATTGGATCGGGCAACTGTGCCATGAGCTAGCTCCATAGAATCAGTAGCGCCGAAAATATCAGAGACACCCCAAAAAGCAATAGCCCAAAGGTAGGTGCTACTTGCCGAGTTTTTTGAGCGTCTGAGCTAACCTTGCCCGCTGCCCCAGCTTGCCCGGCTTTTTGGCTGCGGCTGACAACTTTTTTGCGGGGATTTTCTCTCCGCTTTTTACACCAAGCGATTTTCGTAAAGAGCCGGGTTTTTTGATCGCGGACTGAATCCATTTAGCTGAACCACCCTTTTTAAACCCTTCAACACCACGCCCTTTCAGTACATCGGCACGGGTTACCTTGCCATCGCCTGTTAAATCAGGAAAATCTTTAGACATGATTAGTTTCCTTTCAATGCATCAACTTCGGCTTTCAGTTCTTGAATGGCTTTAATTAGTGGGCCAATCAGTTCAGCGTAGCCTATTGACAATACGTCTTCACCGCCTTTAATCGTGTGATCTTGGAATCCACCAAAGTCCACGCCCTGAGCTTGCATGACAGCTTTGACTTCCTGCGCAATCAAACCGTGGTGGTACCGACTGCGTTTTTTAGACCCATCCTTATTAACTAATGCAAGATTGCGGGCCTTACGCCACTCATCCATCTTGGCTTCGTATTCCGCTTTTTCTTCAGGCGTTCCGTTAATAGGTAGCTGGATGTCAGGCCGTGGGGGTAGGTAGTCATCCCGGTAGTCCCACCGATAATCAACAGGGCGTAGGGCAGCAATAAAGTTAAGCCCTAGCTGGGTATCCCTAACATCAGTCTTATCCCGTACATCGGATCGGTTTTGCACCGCGCCATAAGCATAGGTTGTAGTAGCCGCGTTACCAAGCTGAACCTGATTTGACCCAGTTACACGAGTTGCGTTCCCAAGTCCAGCAGTATTAGTATCAGTAGTTCTGTCAGAAAGAGCGTCGTAACCAACAGCGGTGTTAAGGTTACCTGTAAGATTTTCAAATAAAGCATACGCCCCAATAGCCGTATTACCTCCATTTGTAGATTTGTACAGCGCTGCATAACCAAAAGCCGTATTAGCTACAGATGCAGCGCCTAACGCTCCCGCGCTAAAACCCATTAGTGTATTTAATGAGCCGGTACTTATATTAAACCCAGAAGCATTACCTATTGCAGTATTAAAACCACCAGTTGTAAATTTAAGCGAATCAACTCCAACGGCTGTGCAATAAGAACTTGCAGTCATCGTAGTCAACGCATCTCGGCCAATTGCTACGTTTTCAACACCGCTTGAATTTGAATCTAGTGCATTAGGGCCAATAGCTACGTTTGTTGAACTGCCACCCCCACCCGCTCCAAAAGGTACCCCATCAATGGTTAACGTGTTGGTTGTTTTGTTATAGGTCAGGCCAGAGTCACCGCCGGTTGCCGTGCCGCCATCATTAAACTGAACTTGCGTATCCGAGCCAGCAGCAGGAGCGGCTATGGTTATTGACCCCGTTCCGTTGGTGACCGTTACATTAGTGCCTGCAGTCAGTGTGGCCTTGGTTAGCGTGCCGCCTGTGGTGTTACCTATTAGCAGTTGCCCGTTTGTGTAGGAGGTTTGCCCAGTACCGCCGTTGGCTACAGCAAGCGTTCCCGTTGCTACGTTTGATGCGTTTAGGTTAGTAAGCGCCGCCCCAGAACCAGAAAAAGATGTGGCTGAAACCGCACCCGTGCCGGAGTTAAACGTAAAGCTGGCTGAACCAGCAAAAGCACCGTTATTGTTGTACTGAACTTGGGTGTTAGCCCCGCCTGCTACCGTATCAACGCGAACAAAATCCGTGCCATTCCATACAACTAGGGCCTTGTCTGAAGCCGCAATTGTTACCCCCGTAGTAGCTGCACCCTTGATAACAACCGCTGCGTCTGACTGGTTGATAACAATATAGGCTTTACTGGAGCTAGGAGCGATGACGTTTCTGGATACGCCGGGAGTTCCTGTTGGGATAAGAATCGCACATCGAGCCTCGTTGGTTGCACCAGCACCCGTAGTAGATAGCGTCCAGTCTCCGCCCGTCACACTCGCCGTGGCCGTTGCTGCAATAGAATCTTCTACCAGTTCCGTGATGCTGTTATTGACCACCGTGCCCCAAGTGTTCGTTAGCTCCCCCGTTGTCGGCAGGGCAAAGCCTAGCAGGGATGTGTAATTGGTTGGCATGGGTTACTCCGGTGTTGGAACTTCAATTACTGTAAATTGTTTATCGGGGTCTACGTACCAAGTGCTATTTGCACCTGTTGGGTCAATGTAATGCCACGCTGCTTCTTGATCTGAATACTCAATAGGCAAAACGCTTTCAACGATTATCTGGTCACCATTTTTTAATTGGTACATAGTCAACCCCTATTAAGACATTCCAAACAACACAGCGGAAGTACCAGTAACGGTTCCTTTTGTACCCGGCACAGTTGCAGTTCGCTGATCAAAGTTACCACCAGCAAAAAAGTCTGAATTAATTGTGTAAGAACCTGTAGTCGCTATACGAACACTTGAATTGGCACTTACTGTGTTTTGAGCCACGCCAATTACAGATTTACGTTGTACGGCGTACATACCGTAAAAGTTTTGGCTATTACCCGCATTAGAAATGTATGCGTAATACACAGAACCATCTGATGTTAATACTGAAGATATTTGACCAAACCTAGTGCTAGCGGCGTTTATAATAGTAGTCGAAGAACCCACCGTAGTTCCAGAAGAAGTAAAACAAAGTAGGGTTAAATAGTTTAGGGCATTGCCGCTATCGTAGTAACCATTTAAAACAACATATCCAGCGTTTCCTAAACTAAAAAGTTTTGAATATGTTTCATAAAAAGCGCTAGTAGAGCCGCTACCCCAACTAGTAAATGAGGTTTGCGTTCGACCCCGCAGTTGCCCTCCGTTAGCATCATAAACCCAAAAATATCCAGGGCTATTGGAACCTCTTGCAAATATTGTAAATCCAGTACCCGTTAAACAAATTCCGGGAATAGATTGATTAGCCGCAAATCCAGTATCTGATCCTGCAAAATCAATAGTAGTTATTAAAGTTCCTGATGAGTTGTACACATATGCATTAGGAATGCCACTTGCGGCTGTTGGCCCCATTAATACAACATTACCTCCAGTTAATCTGGTAGTAAAGCTATCAAAATCGCCATATGAAAGGGTTGACCCAGTTGAAGCGACTGTAACTAAAGCCCCTTGTAAGGTTCCTGATGAGTTGTATATGGCAAATTTCCAAGCAGCACTTGCTTGTTCTCTGTAATAATAAATCCAAAATCCACCAGATGTATCTGGATTTATTGCTATGTAATTTCCCGTAATTGACGCTTCAACGGTTGTTTCTGTTCCTTGCAACACTCCTGATGAGTTGTAGCGTTTAAATCTAAGTCCATTTGAGGAAATAGAATAAGCAATGACAATCTCATTATTGGATGTAACTCTTATGTCAAAACATTCTGAATTACTAGCATTATAAACTCCACCTGAAACTACTGTGCTAGATAAAATTGCAGTACCGCTGTTATTGTAGATTGCAAAACGCAATTCACTACTACCATTTGCCCATAGCACAACAAACCCAGTTGAAAGCGCTCTAACTAAAACCCAATAAACTCCACTTTGCGATATTGAAATTGCCCCTACAGGTGCGCCATTTAATAAAGTTTTAAAAACTATATTTACGTTATTAGTACTACTACCTGTACCATTTCCAGCATAACCCGTTACTAATGTTCCATTTGACAGCTGACAAGTACGTATTTTGCTACTTGAATAATATATACCACCGTAAAAATTTGAAGATCCCGTATTTGTATTAGCTGTTAACGCACTAGTTCCAGCGGTAGTGTTGTTATTTTGAGCAATTGTTAATGCGTTTGAAGCTGCAAAGGCAAATCCGCTTTCAGCATTAATTATTAAATCGCCAGACGTTATGTTTGCACCAGCCGTGGTGATTATTTCTTGGCTAGACGTATTATTAAGAACGTTAATTCCCATTTTTAAGCCTCATATCCATAAGCAATTGCGGTGACATTGGCTGCGCTTGAATACACAACAACCAGCTTGCTTGCATCTAAAACTAATCCTGTACGTTCTAGCGATCCATTACCTGCAATAGCGATGTCATAAATTAGCCAGTCTGTTGCAGCAGGTGTTGCGCTAGTTCCAATCGCAAGTCGAACTAAAACCGAAGAAGAATTTCTATTACAGAAGTTCACAGAAAAAGACGCCGTTGTGGCTACCGGCACCGTATACAGCGTCGTATTTGTTGTAGCAGCTAAATCTGCTGCGCCTAAGCGTCCTGATGCCATGATTGTTCCTTATCTGTTCGCCATGAAAAATGTTTGCCCGACGCTAACTCCGGCCCCAATCACTTGTCCATTCGCGGTTAAAGTGCCGTTTACAGTTACATTCCCGGCAAAAGTTGCTGCTTGATTTGTGCCGATGGTTACCGCCGTAACTCCGTTATTGGTCTGAAGTTGCAGTACCCCAGAGTTATCCCCCGTGGAGATCAGTCCCGGTACGGCGCCATTAGATGCGTTGATCGTGGATGCCATGATTAGTAGCCCTCGGTCCAATACAAGAGAACTGCTCCATCGCCGCCATTACCGCCTATACCGGTTGAGTTCCATGCAGCACCGCCGCCACCACCATTGCCGCCGGGGCCGCCTCTTGATGTAGATGAAGAACCCCATGCTCCACCACCTCCACCACCAAAACCGCCAGCACCTCCACTTGTTAGTGAGCTACTATTGGTTGCACCACCGCCACCACCACCAAAGCCGCCAGTACCCCCATAACATTCAATACTGCTTGACTGTGCGCCACCGCCACCACCACCAAAACTTCCGCTACCACCAACACCAGTAATGTTATAGGTATTGTTCCCTCTTCCAGCGCCTCCGCCACCACCACACAGCGCCCAATACTGTAAATAAGGATTTGAAATTGCTAACCCGGGAGCGTTAGATGGGCCAATAAATGTAACTGTTGCTGATGACGTTGTAGAAAAGTTTGGTGGAATTCCTCCACTTGGACCCCCACCAGCTTGACCGCTTCCAGAACTTGCAGAACCACCCCCACCCCCACCTTGGTTTGAAAAACCTCCGTCTTTTAACCCTCCACCACCAGTGCCTGCAAAACCACTTGCAAAACCACCATTACCACCAAACCCACCGCCACCGACAGCTTCTATTGAAAAATCAACGGTTCTATTAGGTCCGCCACTCCCACCAGTTCCATAAATAGAACCTGCACCGCCGCCGCCAGTTGCACGATTATTAGAAATAGTTGATGAAACGCTACCACCTGCACCGCCAGTGGCTGTATAGGCTTGCCTTAAATTTGAAGCTGCGGTTCCTGTTCCGGGTGAACCTGCGGATACTGAATTTCGCACACCGCCAGCGCCGCCAGTAGCTGTCAATAATGTGCCGTAAGATGAAGTTCCACCAGCAGATCCATTTGCATGACTCCCGCCAGCACCGCCTGCACCAACAGTAATTGTGTCTAAAACTTGTCCGGGAACTACGTCAATAATCCCCTGCGCATAACCGCCGCCATCCCCACCACGAGGAAACAGAGAATCAATACCTGACGAATTGGCGCTTCCACCGCCGCCAGCACCCCATACGCAGACCATAATTTGATATACGTTTTGAGGTACAACAAAATCGTTATACGTACCTGATCTTATATATGGACGACAATTAGTCCATACCGCAGGTGCTACTCGGGTTGCGTAGTTAGGTGGCAGTCCGAAGCCGTACATTCCCTTGTTCATTACTTTCCCCTTAAATCAACGCTGCGGAATCGGCGTTCTGTGTAGGCGCCACATTCCCACCATTTAACTGTGTTACAAAACCTTGAGCGCCGCCAACAATTGACGTAAAGCTCAACGTACCTGATCCATTAGTGGTCAAAGCCTGCCCAGTCGTACCATCCGCATCCGGAAGGGTAAGCGACACATTAGAAGCAATACTTGTCGGAGCCTTTAACTCAACATAGTTAGTCCCGTTGTCAGTATCCTCATACAGTTTGACCTGACCAACTGTGGAGTTCGTACCTTCTAAAAATAGACCATTGGTACCGTCAATTATTGCTGGCATGGTGACGCCTCATTAAGCCAAAATTTTGTCCATCGACGCTTGGGAAATAACACCGGAGTCAACCAGAAACTGAAGCAACTCAGTTGTTTCGGCCAACTCTTTAGGCGAAGTCATTTCGGACTTAACCGTCTTGATTTCAGGCGCCGTGTCGTTATCCCACTTAACTTTTTCAGCAAGCGTCAATCCACTGCGTACATTTTCTTGCGTCCATGTACGGGGAGCAGGAGGAGCAGGTGGGGGAGGTTCTGGTTTTACCAGTTGGCCGTTTACCCAGCCATCACCATTAGCCGCATCATCGGGAACCTGTGTGTCGTAAAACTTGGCTACGTCAGGATGATAAATATCGTTAGGATTGCTGTGTGCAATATCCCGAATTTTCCCATCTTCAATCCATGCGAATCTCATAATCAATATCCTTCTGTCCAATAAAGAATCACGCAGCCAGAGCCACCAGCACCACTTGGTTGAGCAGAATCACTATCCCAAACTCCGCTACCGCCACCACCACCCAAGCCGCCAGCACCACCGCCACCGGCAGTACGACCACGAGAGCCACCGCCACCGCCACCAAAGCCTCCATAACCTCCCGGGTTGCCACCGCCACCACCACCGCCTATACCACCGCCTCCTCCGGGAGCCGGAGTGCCTGAACTTACATCTGCACCTCCGCCACCGCCGCCACCTCCGGGACCACCAGAACCACCACCAGTAAATTCACCAATATTGGAATTACACATACCCCCAGCACCACCACCGCCATTTATGGTAAACGACACTATGTCTAATAAATCACCTGTGCCACCACCATTTGAATTTGCTACAGACATTGGATATGGGGATGTAGTTGAAAGTTGTGACGCAGATCCCCCAAACGGTCCGCCACCAGAAGCACCTATATTAAGGGAAGCAGGATTGGCAGAACCACCAGAAGAAGTACCCCCTCCACCACTTGCACTTCTACCAAAATTAGCACCTCCGTTTGTACCAATTCCGCCACCACCACTACCCGCGTTTGCGCCACTAGCAGCATAACCACCATTACCACCACGCCAACCACCGCCACCAGTGCTTACCGTGCTCGTTGTATTCCCGCTAACAATTGAACCGCCATTACCACCGTTACCATAAGGTGAACCAGATGCGCCACCACCTGTTGCGCCACCAGAACCTCCACTACCAATACCAGTACCGCTGGAGCCACCCGATGCGGTGAATGGATTTCTTAAACTGCTAGATGCGGTTCCAGAACCTCCTGTTGCAGCGGTTCCGCCAAACTGACCAGCGTTGCCACCAGTAGCGGTCAATAACGAACCAAATGAAGATGTTCCACCAGCATTGCCTGCAGATGAATTTGAGGTTTGCGACGCTCCACCTGCACCAATAGTAATTGTTGGAAGTACTTGGCCGGGTATTACATCAATAACCCCCATTGCAAAACCACCCCCACCACCACCTGTAGCACCATATCCAGCATTACCTTTACCACCGGAACCGCCACCACCCCAAACACAAACTAACATTTGATAAACATTAGAAGGAACGGTTTCAGTAGAAGTTGTAGATGTAATTACTTTGCAGTTAGTCCACTTAGGTGGCGCTAATCTTGTTGCAAAATTAGGAGGTAGGGCGAACCCATACATTCCACGGTTCATGTTTTACCCCTTTTAGAAATCACCGCCGTAAGCAATCACACGAACGCCGGTCTGTGTAACAGTAACCGTGGCCCGCAGAGAATAACCAGTAGGAATCGTCAGCGGCATGATATTAGCGTTACCGTTGCTTGAAAGCTGAGCAGTAAATGCTGGGGCTGTAGTGCTAGACGTTACAGCAATCACCGGAACCTGTTGCCACAGAAAGTAGTTTGTGCCATCAAAGATAAACAAGTTAACGATACAGGCCGTCGTTGTAGCTACACCCTGCACGTCAATGTAGTCAATCCGTGAGCCACTTGACCCTGCGGTAAACACAGTACCAACCGTAGTAGGCGCAGTCAGCGACGTATCAGCAGTCGTTAAAAGAGCAGAGCCTACCTTTGGGGTGGCTGCGTATTGAGCAGAAGTTGCCATTTAATTCTCCTTAAATAAGTGTGAAAGCGTCGCTATATTCACCGGGGGCCGTTGACGGTCCGATAGCCATAGTGACAAAGCCTTGGGCGCCGCCCGTAATCGAAGTAAAACTCAGTGTACCTGCGCCATTTGTAACGATTGCCTGCCCGCTTGTACCGTCTACCGTTGGGTAAGTAAGTCCTTTAGCAGTCAGTATCCCAACAACCACTACGTTTTGAGATGTGTCAACAGTTACCGCAGTGGTAGCAGAAGGGCCAGTCTTTAATACCAACTCCCCACTTGTATCGCCTGTGGCAACTAGCGCAGTCGTTAGTGTGGTTCCGGCTGATATTGAACTCATCTCTTCTCCTTACACCACAAGCCAACGCTGACCGGCAGCTACCGTAACTGAACCGCCAGTACCAATTGTCACCGGGCCAACGCTAAAACCATTCTCATTTGCGTTAATGTAGCCGGGCGTCGTGATCAGAGTCTTATTGGCAATCACCCCAGCCGTATCGCTCTTAAGCACCGCCCCATCGGTATACACCGAACGCTCAGACGGATACGTTACAAATACATCCTGTGTACCCGATGAGAAGTTAATTAAGGCCGTTGTACCTGCCGAGTTTGACAACACCGTGTCACGGGAAAGCGTAGTTCCGCTGGAGGTGTAGGTGCCAATACCGACTTCCCAGTTATTACCGCCCTGATCAGCAATACAGTAATAAGTAGTATTTCCGTTACCAATTACGGCAAATGACACATAGCCCGTAGCCGCCCCAAGGAGCGTGACGGTGCCTGTACCCGGAGCGGTACACGATTCTTTGACACGATCAGCTAATACTAAGGCCATTAGTTCTCCTGAGTTGGGATAACTGCCCAGTCACCAAGCTCGTAAGTGTTAATGTTACTCCAACTTGTTGCTTGGTAGTCATTAATAATTTCCCACAGATACCGGGCTGTAATGAGGTCTGAAGCGCGAATACTTTCCTGCAGCATCGCCATAAATACGGCGTAAACAATCGCGGCGTCAGCAGCTTGGGCAGACTCTTGGACAGATCCAGTAATAGTGGCGGTTGTGCTTATGGCGTCTGCTCCAACAGCGCTTTCGTTTACCGTGCCTCCAAAGTTAGCCGCCGCAGAAGTTGTTTCGGACCCTTCAGCAAACTCATTTAGCTGGACAATTACAGTTGGTGTGGCATAAACAAAATCAAATCCATGCAGATCTTCGGTTATGGAGGCGTTCATACTTCTAGCCCCATCAACCGTATCCGACCCGGTAGCCGACTCCGTCGTTGTAGCTACAAAACTAGCCGCTGCCGAAACTTGATCAGCAGCCGTAGCGGACTCAGTAATTGCAGAGTTTGTGGCCGTATTGGAACTTACCTGATCCACCCCAGTGCTTGTTTCTTGCACTGCAGCATTTACCGTAAAGTTAGACGCTACCGTATCTGCGCCAACTGCGGACTCATTAATAAAGTCGCTAAATGCGCCATTAGATGAAACCGTATCTGCGGCGACAGCGGATTCTGCAACAGCCGGAGTAAAGACTGCGGTTGCGCTAACTGTCTCAGAAACGCTAGAGGCTTCGTCTGTTACAACACTAATGACTTTTTCAGAGGCTGTAGTTTCAGATGCGTTAGCCAATTCAGCAATAGAGCTAGTAGCAACAAACGCACTTGCCACAGTCTCAGAGCCAGTGACAGATTCATTTACGGCACCAACAGCAGTTAACCCAGCAGAAACGGTTTCAACGGGGTAGCCAAACTCAGAAATCAGGCTATTGACTGCAAAGTTACTACTTACTGCATCTGCCCCTGTAGCTGTTTCATTAATAAGACCTACTGCGGTAAGAATTGAACTTGTGGTTTCAGAAACTACAGCAGACTCAGCAAGTGAACTAGCGGGAGAAAATGCAGCAGCAACTGTTTCAGAAGCTGTCGCAGACTCTAGTATTGATCGAAGAAAAACACCTTGTGCGGAAACGACATCGCTTGCATTTGCTGTCTCATTAATGGCCGCTGCAAAGAAGCCACCAGAAAGACCCGCAAACGGTGTCGCCGCAAAAGGTGCTGCCCCGAACATGTTAGGCCGCTGCTAGATCCGCCTCGTCAAACCAACGCTCATGGTTATTACCTTTGGCATCAGTCCACTCGATCAGATAATAAAAGTTGCCGTCTTCATCCATCCGTAGTGCCTTAACCGGACCTTGGGGGATGACACCAATTACTTTTACGTCTTGGCCTTTTACAAATTTAGTCGCCATGTTTTACTCCTTAAATAGCGTCAAGGCTGAATTGATAAGTCACAGACAGCGTGTCACCAGACACAACTGAACGAGCGCCGGGAGCTTGGAAGGTTGACACCGAGAACAGAATTCCCGAAGTACCTGTAGCTACAGAAGCCAGAAACGCACCAGCCACAGTCACCGTGCCAGTAATTGAAAACGATGCCGGTGAAGCTGCATTATCAATAATTGACGGATCAGCGGTAGAAGCCGTGCCAAACGTTACAGCTTTACGGTTACCGGAATACGAAGAAGTTTCGTTCCAGCCACCATGAGATGCCAGCGTATCGTTAGCGTTATAAGAAGGCGACGGGCTGTTATTGACCAGACCCAGATACCAAGCAGCAGAGTAGTTAGAACCCTTGAAGTACTGGGTATTCATATCCTGCAGACCTTGGTTAACCACAAGATTATGTGCCGTATCTTCCCACTTCAGGTTGCCATCTTTGTCATAGCACTTGAAATGAAATACACCGCCGCCGCGAACCAATTCCTGCGAACCAACACCAGCCGACACGGAAGCGACGGTCAGGTCGGTAGATTTTGCCTTTTCGTTAAACATCACAAACTCCTTATGAAAGTCTAATTAATCCCGTCGTCGCCCCGGCAACCGGGAACTGCACGGTAAAAGTGTTTTGGGATACTTTGTCGCTCCCGAAATCAAGGACACAAACCGCTGCCCCACCACTCACTTGATAAATGAGGGCGCCACGGACTGTAAACGCCCCCGACCAAGTTACATTTGCAAAGGTGACATACGCCACCCCATCAGCAATACCTTCGGTGGGGGTAAGTGCTTCCCCGCCAGCTACGTATCCTGTGCCAGAAATCTCACCGCTAGATGTGTAAGCGGCTGTCTCAGCAGTCAATGACGCCGAGTTGTTGTACAGCGCAATCTTGTATGCCTGCGAACCATCAAACTTAAACTGCCCGTTGATTAGCCCGTATTTAAAAACGTCGCAGGTGGCGTTACCAGTAAACGGCATATCAGGTCACCCTTTGACGGAACTGGCCGTCCCTGTAAGCATCGCCCCGCTCCATACCATCGCCCAGACGCTTAGCTAGAGCTAACGCTTCGTCATAGCGTTTCTGGTATTGGTTAATTACGTCCTGCTCACCTTTCATAAAGGTATAAGCCTCAAGCAACGAACCGTAAAGAAGCACGGAATCAAAGTTATCACCCAGCCAAGATGTGCCCGCCGTAACGATTGACTCTGGGTAGTAGTAATAGTGAAGCTCTACCGTATAAGAAGCGTCGGGTGTGGGGCCGATTAAAAACGTTAGTTCGTTAGTAATAACTGGCGGGTTAGTGTTTGTAGTAGCGGGGCCAAACAAAGCGTAGCAGTACGGCTTGCCTGTTTCCGTTGGGATGGGAAAAGCTTCACGAATGAAGTTAACGTCTTTATTCAGTAAGTAGCTGTATGCGCCCGTGCCCGGATCAACAACCGCCATAGAATAAACGGCTAAGAAATCTGTAGGGCATGACAAGTACTTATTGTTCTGCGTTGTAAAGCCTGTCACATTCTTACGGATCGACGGGAACTGAACAATGTTGTAAATACGTTGTTCAGCCTGCTGGATGAACGTATCAATCTGCTCTTTTTGGGTAAACGTTACCGTCCCGGTACCAGCGCTATCGGTCCAAGTTGTACCGGGGAAGTCGTTTTCGACATACCCCTTAATTGTTTCAAAGAGCGTTGAGTAGTTCATTTACGCCATCGGTCCTCGGCACTTGATGCCTTTAGTTGCAGCACCATAACCACGCATCGTGATTTCGCCGTTCATGTTTTCCTTGGTGTTAGCGCCGATGCTAACCGTCAGGGAAGGCGACTTGCTATTTACATCTGAAGCGTTGCGGATCTTGGAGTTGCTGTACGAATCCATCGACACAGCCCGCTTCATGTCGGCTTCACTTAGGGTTTTACCTGACATGTTGTGCGGGACTGCGTATGTGCTGGCAGGGCCAACTTCTTTGCCCTTCATCTTCGCGCTGTACTTAGCCATTTAGATACCTACCTTCCGAACCATACGGATGGGTGCTCTTTGGTTGGCAACTTTTGCCAGTCCACGACCCAGTTTTTTCATTTCTAAGTTGGTCTTGCCGCCAGCACGGTAGCCTTTGCCATGCATTTTTTTCTCATGGGTTTTGACTGCCTTCTTGGCAACTTTTTCCATCATGGGTTTATCTTTTTTAATGTCCTCATGTTTCATTTTGTGCTCCTAAGTAGTTGCTACGGTTACTGTGCCAAGCGTAATGCCAAGCGCCAAGTTATTAGGGGTTAGTCCGGCATCGTTAGCTTGCGCTCCACCAACCGGTGCCCAACCCCACTGAAATATACGGCTACCACCAGTATTAGTTCCAGTCTGATCAACATCGGACCCTGTACCTAAATCAATCTGCAGCCCTGTCAGACCGCCCAACAAATAACTCAAATCCCGGCGTGGGTTACGGACAGCCTGCGGATCATCCACGGGATACATACCAAGCTGCAACTGTGGGTGATCAGGATCCCAACACGACTTACAAACCAGTATGTTGATGTTTTTGGTTTTGATGACGAGCCGCCGAAGCTCCTTCAGCTTATAGCGAAAGGCGCAACGATCACATTCAGCAATCGCTTTTTTACCGGAAGCAAATCTATTGCCCATGAGTATCAGCCCGCATCAATAAACATCTGTCGTGGCACCAGCCGGTCAGCCGCCTTCTCACGGTCTTCACCCGCAGCCAAATCCCACGCCTCGTCGTACATGCTTTTTAATATATCCAGCCGCCCCATCCCTTCAGGAATTTTAAGCGCTAGGTAGTACGACAGTCCTGCGGTCAGGCAGGTAATAAAACGGAACGGGATGTCAAAGTCTGTAATACCCGTAGATGCATCCTGAATCCTACGCATGCGCCAGTACACCAACGTGTAGGTCTGGGAATCGTCCGGTACAGGCCAAAGGGTGACGCAGGGCAGTTGCTGAAGGCTAACCGCGACACCGGTTAAATGAGACGCCGCCGTAGTGTTGTTCTGCCCACGGAAGCAGTTAGTCAAGACGTTGCCAACTATATAACTATAAAAAATAGTTTCAGACCCAATCTTGACGTAGCCTGATGCCGGAAGCCCAACGGTAGAACTTAACGTAATAGAAGTGACCACCGCGTTAATGCCGCCGTTTAGGGTTAACCCTGTAGGACCAGCGTTGCCAGACTGCCGATTTACATAGATCTGAATCGGGCGAGCCTGCGTCAGTTTGTTTGGGATCGTGGCGTAGGTACTGACAGAAATCCGGGTAATGGTCAGGTCGGCTTGTGTGGCCGAGTTATTGGCCTGTGTCCGAATCACATGCTCCAACAGATCCACCGTATCCACAGGGAGCGGGTAAGTCATCAGCCCCGGTGTCAGGGTGAACGATCCCTGCTCGACAGTCCATAGGTTAATGCCACGGTTGGCCCAATCAGCGAATAAAAGGTTAAGGCTCCTACGAGCTGTGCGTAAGTCATAGCCAGAACGAAGTTGTCCACCCGCACGTTCAAACGCCTCCTCGACGATTTCGTTAAGGTTTAAGGTAAAAGCCGAGGTGCCGGATGTGCTCATCCTATCTTCCTGTGTCTTGCGGTTTTAGCAGCGATGGCTTTTGGTTGGGCAACGAACTGCTTACCTGACGCCTTTCCAGCGCGTTTGGCACGAGTAGTAGCGGCATATTCTTGGGGGGATAGCGATTTGATTGCGCTTTCAGGAAGGTAACGTTCTCCTGTGTCAGACGACCGCTTTCCGCTTTTGGTTCGCCATTTTTGGGCTGACCAAGCTTTGAGACTACGCTGACTTTTCGCAAGTCCACTCACTTATACCCCCCGCCAGAAGCTTTGTACTTCTTAGCCAGAAGCTGCGCCTTACGAGCCGACCACTGTCCCGCCGCCGTTCCCTGCGTAGCGGAGGACTTGATTTGTTCAAACAGCTTTTTACGCATGCCCGGCTTGGTGTAGTTTCCGGCCTGATTGACCTTGGATTCTCCACCAGCTTTAAACATGGTGACGTCTTGCGGTTTGTCTTTCCGCTTGATCGTCTTCGCTTTTGGCATTTTGGATGGGCTAATTGCTCCCATCCCTCGGCTCGCCATCATTTCAGCACTTCCCGCCGTACTTCATTTTCTTAGTCATGCCGCCAGCTTTCATGCCCTTACCGCCAGCCATGACAACTTGTTTGCCCTTGGTTTTACCCTTGATAGCAACGCCATCTTTGCTAGGAGCTGCAGTTTTAACTGCGCCCATTTTGGAAGGAGCCATACCACCTTTTGCGTATTTCATTTTCTTTCCTTTCGTAAATTCACTGCCCACAGACTGGGGAACCCCCACCTTCTTTGCAAACGCTGGGTTGTTCGCCACCGCCTGCATAAATTTTTCCTGCTTTTTTGATACGGCAGGCATCATTTACCTCGCTTGAAGAAGCCGATCAATTTTTTCTTCAAACTTGTTAAAGCGTTCATCAATGTAACGCTCAAGTTTTTCAATTTCTGCTTTAGTGACGTTATCACGGGTCACCTCCAGTTTTGTGTTGTTTAACAACTGTTCCAGCGTGTTGAGTTTGTTAATTTTTTCGCGTGCAATAAACCCTGCCACCGTAACTAACGCGGACAAGATGCCAGCCCAAGAAAATAAAACCATTTGTTCCATCAGCATTTCCAAGCTCTTAGTGATTTGTTAATACGGGAGTTTGGATCATTGGCTGTTTTAGCTGACGTCAACTTCTTTTTCATGCCTGTCATGCGGGCGCAGAAAGACTTCTTACGCGAACCGCCTTCGGGTTGCGGAGCTTTAAGTCCGGGTTTTCCGGGATTAGCTGCGTTGTAAGAAGCCCGACCTTTGGCATTTAAGCCGCCTTTCGGGTTTTTACCTTCTTTGCGTTGCCATGCAGGAGTCTTAGCCATAGAACACCACCGCTGTAGTGTTTGCAGCACAAGTCACGTACACGTTTGTTTCGCACAAGATTCCTTCACCGGGAATGATTACGTTTACCGTACCCGGATCTGCGGGGGCTGTGAAAGAAAAAATCGTGCTACCGGCAGCGCCACCGTCTTTAATTGTTACTGTAGCTGCGCCTGCATACGAAATAAGAAGTCCGCGCACGCGTGTGCGGTTATTGTAGACAGTCGTGCTTGTATTAGCGGCGGCTGACCCAGCTCGTACATCAGTTTGCATCGCCATTTTGATTCTCCGTTTGCTTTGCGGCAGCTTCAAGCTGAGCTTTTAGCTCTTGAATCTGTTTAGCTTGCGCTGCAGCAATACCCATAGCGTAATCTCGTTGTCCTTCCAGAAGCTCAAGCATGGCCTGAACCTCTGGATCTTTGTGGGCTAACATTACGGAGTAAAGCTGGCGTATGCAGGTACGTAGTAAGCCGTACCACCAACCATCACTTTGAGAACCTTCGATGGTGATGCCGGTACAGCACTTGCCGTTGGAGCAACCGTGGCAGCAGGGCCAGTCTCAATGTTCACTAAATTCTGAACTTCACCGGTCTGTGTACCGCTGTCAGTAACACGAATGAATGCAGATGTAGCACCCAAAGTTACGTTAACGCTGTAATCAGTGTCCAGTTGCAGAACTGCCAGCGTGCCGCCGGGAGTCGTTGCCGATCCGCCCAGAGTCGTCCGCAGTGCGTTAGCTGCACCAGAGATCGTGCCGGTGGTGTTGATTGAGGTGGAGATGTGTGCGCCGTTGATCGTGCCGCCAGCGGCTGCGCCTGCACCAGTTACGCGAGTAAATGCACGGAGCGTCTCACCAGAACCAGTGCTGGTAATGTCCATGCGCATGTAAGAAAGGCGTGTATCCCCCGTCGTTGCTGACGAAGTGACATAAAAACTAGATACGTTCTGAGCGGTGGTTACGGTAATCGGTTCCGTAGAAGTACCGCCAATAAACCCGTTGTCTGACGCAACTGGGCCGGAAAAGGTAGTGCGTGCCATTTGGAACTCCTCGTGTAGTAGCACATCCCCGTACCGTCTCTACTAAGTCTGCCAAGCCAGTCTGTACGGGTAAAAATCTTGGTACCTAAAGAATACAGCAAAAGGGGGGTTTTTCAACCCCCCTCCTACATCAACCAGCGCCTTGCGAGCCGTACATACCGAGCGGATCAGACCACCCGAAGCTGTAACGCTCACGAGCCTTATACCGCACGTTTCCAGTGTCAAAGTCACCGTCCATGCTGTTTTGCATAGGCGTACGGATGAAGTGCTTCATGCCGTTGGGAACGTCAGTAGTCAGGAACCACGCATCAGGATCCGTCAAGAAGTGGTTGATCGCATAGCCTTCAGGGATCGAACCATTGTTCTTGATGGCGTTGATGTCGTTGTCAGCCGTAGCCACGCGGAGTTCAGTCTCCAGCAGGCGGGTTGCAACGAACTGCAGCGCAGGCGGAATAATCAGCTTACGCGGCTTTGCAGCAATCAGCAGACCACGCTCATCGGTCCATGCAGCGATTTGAATCACTGCGTTTTCCAGAGCAGTCTCATTCAGGTCAGTCGCAACTGCCGGAATGTTGCTGTTGGTGCCACCAGATACCAGCGGGTGCAGGCTGGAGAACAGGGCAACGCCATCGCCACCGGGGTAGCTGTTGGAGAAACCGTTGTTCAGAACCGAAGCTGCCTTAACCTGTTTGGTATAAGACATAGCCCGAGCCAGAGCCTTGGTATAACGAGCCGAGAGGCTGTCATACAGGTTGTCCTCAATAGCCTCTTCCGTGATGGAAAAGCCGAGGGCGATGGTCTCGTGGTTATACCGAGCCGTAAATGCTTCCTGTGCGTTGTCATAAGCGATGGCAGAACCTTCGTTTTTGACCGGTGCAGCAGAGAAGCCAGACAGCTTGGTCTCTTCTTCGAAGGAACGCTCAGAGGTCTCAGTTTCGTAGATCTCTTTGTGCTCTTCGCCGTAGCGTGCGTACTCCATACCAAACAAGGCGTTCAGTCCGGGGAGCAGCTCTTTCAGTAATTGTGCGCGTGAAATAGCCATTTAGTCGCTCCTTATTTGCCGATGGCGTTGTAGTACGAGTGATACCCGGCGTTGAACTTAACGATCACTTCGGGGTACACGATATTGCCACCGGACAGATACGAGGTATCAGGCACCAGATCAACGATACGGAACGGTAATGCGGTAGTTACGTTGTTGTAATAGATGCCAGTCTGTGCATTTCCAGAGGTAGCGTCACCAGAATTCAGAACCAGAACTGCGTTGGTTCCAAGAGCGGTTTGCTGAACCGGAGTGATGTCCAGACCTGTCGTATTGGCGGTAGCGCCAACAGAAGCAACCTTGAACAGTGCGTCCGGATCATCAACGATGTAAGCAAATGCATCGGTAACGCCAGAAGCAAAGCCGGGCCAGTACTGGCTGTAGGTGGGCTGCTTGGTCGTTGGGTTGGTGTAGCGGCATCCAACAAAGACGCCCAGAACACCGGGGATGTTAGCAGGATCGTTCTGGTTTTCCAGAGTCGAATTGATAACACAGCCGCTTGTGTCTAGCTGAACAACAGCGCCGTTATAGATGGCGGTGTTGTAGTTGACAGCAGAGGTCGTGATAGCAATTTGACGAGTCGAACCAGCAAATACCTGCCCGCCGATCAGATTGATCGGCTTCAAGCCATAAGGCTTGCTAACGGTAGGATAAGCCATGTAAAACTCCTAAAAGTTATTTAGAACCATTACCAAATCCCACACCACGCGTTGTCGTCGATTTTTTCTCGCTGAACAACGGCATGCGGGGGTCACTATTTCTCATGAAGTTGTTATCCACAGACTCCATTTGAGCAGTAGCATGTTTCAGGTAGTACTCGTTGCGTGACTTAGCCAATTCTTCCGGCATCGAACACAGCATAAGCCCACCAATTTCAACATTGCCGTTTTTGTTTGCTTCAAGCATCAGTTCGGGGTAATCCTCCGCCCTGACGGGTTCCCACCCTTCACGCATTTTCTTGGACACGTTAGGCGCGTAAGCCTGACCAAGAACCTCGGTAGCAACCCAACGATGGACTATACCGGGGCGTTTATCGGGGGTAGGGAGAGTGCTAGCAGGCACATAAACTGTACGAGCTTCGCTCTCACGTGTTTGAAGTGTTCTAGGTTTGCGGTCCTGTTGACCATCACGACTAATTCTTTCAGACATGTTAAGACTCCGAGGTTAGTTTAAGTACTTCACGAGCGTACTGATCGTTGGTAAGACCCAGACGCCGAGCTATCGACTCCTGCGTTTTGGTCAATTGGACTTTCGTCTTCTTACCAGCAGTACGAGTTGGAGCAGCAACAACGGTTGCCGGACGTTTTACTTCCCTCTTTGTCTCACCGAAATAGTCGGGAAACACTTCACGCATGCGAGCGTCAATCCGCTCGTAGTACTCATCACTGCGGGGGTCTGTTCCCGCATCGACCAGTTTCTTATGCACCGCCAGCGCGAGACTGGTCATCTCATCATCTGCTCCAAACCACTGATTCCGCGCCTGCCATTTGGCAGCTTTGGGATCAGTCTGAACAGCCGATTGCTGTGGCGTTGGTTGACTATATACCTCTGTTTCTGGGATTTGTAAAGCTCTAGGCGTAAAAGCTTTTGCCTGCTCAAAACGGTACCGGGCTACAGCCAGTTCTTCTTGCGCTGCAATAATTTGGTCCGTGTCGTAGGCTTCCTGAGCCTCCTTCAGTTTTTGCCGCGCGACCTGCAACTCCAACTCAGCCTTGGACTGCATGGTCGTACTCTGAACTTGAGCCGAAGCGTTGTAGTGCTCCCGCAGGCGCTTGTTCTCATCCAAAAGCTGCTGGGCTAACCGAGTAGCTTCCTCCCGTTCGCGGACCGCCGCTTCTTTGGCGCGCCGCTCATCATGCCGGGCATGGGTTAACTCCTTCAGCCGCTTTTGAACTTTTTCGCTGTATTCAGCAACCTCATCGTCGGTTACGTCTTCGACTTCCCGGTTTAGTGGCTTGCGGCCACGATCTTCTTCGGGTGTGTCGTCTACGACCTCTAACTCAATGTCGCCTTCTTCAACGTCCTGCTCCTGCGATGCTTCTTTTGTAGCTACATCGTCCTGCTCATCGGGAAACTTATACTCTTCTTTATCGTTAATTGCCATTTATTAGCTCCTTACGCGCGGGTGTATCCGCGTGGGTCTTCAACAACTGCTTCCACTTGGTCGTCGTTCAATAGACGGAACTCTCGCCCATGAATTTTGAACCGAGTACCTGAGTAAGCCCTTACTAACACAAAGTCACCTTCCTTACACCAAGGCCCGGCTGGGAACTTGGCGGTGTCTTTGTATGCGTCTGGTCCCACCTTTATGACGAATAGCACCGTGGTGCTGTGTTCCTCAATCTTGGTAATGGACTCAGGCTTTAGTAGATCCGTACCACTAAACCGGTCTTCTACTTCGGGCAGGGCACACAGAATCTTCCAGCCTTTCGGCTCTGGTAGCTGTGTGGCTTTTGGCATGTCTTCCTGTGGCAACTCCTCAACGACTTCAGTCATCAGACTCCTCAACTTTCTTGGCAAGGGACAGCAGATGGGCCTCTGCGAGCGCTAGCCCTTGAATAACCCCGCAGAGTTTTTGATACTGGTCAAACGTTTGGCATGCACCGTTGGCTAAGTCATCGGTGTAGTTATTCATATCCTCACGGATCTTTTTGCGTAGAACGTCTACGAATGAGTTGATCACTTAGGCGTCTCTCCTTTCTTGGTATCTTTAATTAGTGCAGCGCCAAGTTTGGCGTTTTCTGTCATCTGTTTCAGTTCCAGCTCCTGTTCGTCCAAGGCGATTCGCAGCATCGCTTCTTTCTCCCTAAGCGCCAGCTCACGTTCTTTAGCCTGCGCATCAAGGGCGACTTTCTGAGCCTTGGTCTGAGCCTCTTGGGCCTTAATCTGCATCTCGGCCTGCTGCATCTGCACAACAGGATCCTGCATCTGCTGCATGGTTTGGATGGCTTGGGCCTGTTTCTGGCTGGCAAGCAACACCTGCTGAGAAGCCGCAGCCACCAGACGGGAGACCTGAACCTCAAGCTGCTCCGGCATATCTTCATCCGGGGGTGGCAGGGCCATACCCAACTGCTCTTGGATCTGGTTACGGTATTTAAACCCTACGTGCTCGGCAATATGCGCCTGTAGCGCGGCCATCATCTGCTGAGCCATCGGGTTTTGCCCAATCATCTGCATGATCATTGGATCCTGCATCATGGACATGTGCACCTGAATATGGGCCTCATGGTCCTGATATATAAAGGCTTTAAGCGGCTTGCCTTTAAGCGCTTCCATGTTTTCCGACACAGGGTCGCGGGGTTTGAAGTCATCCTCAACTGGCACAAGCTTGGCGGCATTCTTAATACCCAGCACTTCCAGCATCTGCCTGTGAAGCTGTGGCAGATCGTAGATCTGAGGGGCTGTCTGCGATAACTGAATGACCGCTTGGTACTGAACAACCCGCTGCGACATGGTTGCCGCATTCGGATCTGACACAGGGATGATCTCTACCTGATCGTAGTCTGACTTCTTAGCCTTACGGTCAGCCGTTTCTGGATCGTAGTCGTAATCCTCATCGGTGTAGTCACGGATGATGGCGGCAAGAAGTTGAAGCTCCTGTTTGAAGGCATAGTGCACCCGAGCCTGAACTGCGCTCATAACTTTGAGCATGCGCTCCAGCAACGCCAACGTAGTGCCCACGGGCGCCTGCGCCGACATATCGCTGATCTTCATATCTGCCGTAGCGGCAAATCGACGACCTTCTTCTACGATGGTACCAAGTAACTGATATAGCGTGGCACTTGGCTCTTTATATGGCAGCGGCAGGATGTTGTCCCGAATGGCGCCAGATGACACGTCCACATCTCTAAACTCACCCGGAGCAATCGGGGTGTCATCCCCTTTAATCCGCAGCCCTCTGGTTTTCAAGCCACCCGGCAGGTTAGATAGCGTACCCGCGTCAACCAACTGCCTCATAATGGATGTGGCACTACGGGCAAAGCCACCGATTAGGTGGAATAGCCCAAAGCCGTATATGCCAAAACCCGGTATGTAGGTGTAGTGCACGAAGTGACTGCGGCGCTCTTTGGTCTCATCATCTTCGTAATAGTTACGGCGGATCGACAGAACCGTGCCTGTCTCAGCCATGATTGTGACGATGTAAGGCAGCGCAATCCCAGTATCTTCACCGTCTTCTTTGTCTTCATATCCCGGTAAGTCCAGATTGATCTGTACTTCAAAAAGTACATACCGGTCATCGTTCATGCTGGAGAACCCGGTCTCCTTGTCTTTGCGTTCCTGCAGTTCGTTCTTGATCTTTGGCGGATCACCTAACTCTATGTCGCGGTAAAAGCCTGCCACCTGCAGCTTGCGGATCTCATTCTTAGTCTTATACATCCGGTGCGTTACACGCTCGGCTGTCTCCAGACTTGATGCCCCGTATGAAATGATCACATCTTCTGCGGGCACAAAGATTGACATCT